CCCCATGATAAACCCCTTCCCGCGTGTGCTGTTCAAGGTGACGGTAAACGGCTCTGCTATCTTCCGCTATCGTCTGCCAAAAGGTGACAGAGGAAAGCCTTCCCCAACGAAAGACGGGGAGAGCCTGCGTAGGGAGTACGACAGAGAGCAAGGGATACTCTGCCACCTCAGGGTCTTTGTCAAGCTTCATAAAGACACCACCAAGACCGCTACATAGGTTAGCTCCCTCTACGCACTTTGCACGAAAGTTAGTCAAGTCAAGTAGCTCGTCTAACCGCTTCTGTGCCTTCTCCGCTCCCTCGGGTACCTTGTCAGCGTCTAATTCGGGAATGCGAATACGGGGAGCTTCCCCAAAGAGCATAAACGAGCTAACCGCTGCAATGTCAGAGGCAATAGGCACATGGATAGCTGAGGAGACACCTCCCGCTGAGACCCTGCGCCAAAAGCGTGTACCTGGAAGAGCCGACACCACGCGCGAGTAATACGTCGCTAAGCTGGCAGGATTGCCACAGTACCACAAGGCCCACTCAGCGATAACGGCCAACATAGCCGTATACTCTTTCGGAGGCCAAGCAAGCTTTAACGAACCCTCAGGCAAACCCATGTTAGTTACCCCCAACCTCGTCTTCGTCTGCTACTGTTTCCCCTACCATACGTATCTTTGCATCCCCAGTAAGCCAAGGTTTCCACAGTAACCGCAATGCTACCACAATGTAGCGCAAAGCGTCTAGTAAGTGGTCATTCTCTTTCTTAACCTTGTCTTCTCCCCGTAGCGCTGCCTTTTCATCCCATACATAGGACGATACCTCTTTGAGGAGGTGAGGACAGTTCTCCTTAACGAACTTAATCTTCAGCCCCCCAAGTAGGGAAGAGACACAACGGATACCAAAGCGAACGTCTTTGGTGAACCCTCGTCTAATCGGTACATCGGCAAAGCGAGAGAGCTGAGTAATAAAGGAAGTTGCCGAGGGGTCAATACAAACGAACTCGATGTTGTGACCCTGCGCAAACTTGTACAGGTCTTTGACTAACTCTAAGTCGGTCTTGGCATAACCGGACTTCTCCCCCGAGTAGTAGTATTCCCCCAAGACGTAGAGGCAGTTATCTATCCCCAAGCCAATGAGCACGAACGCGGTATGTGCCGAGATAGCGTAGTCTACCCCTATGAAGTACTGAGTAATGAAAGGAACTTCATCGGCAGACACGCTATGCTCAGGACGAATAAACCCACCATAGACAGCCCCCTCCGCTACTGACCACTTGCCCTTGATATACCTGTCATACCAGAGACCGACATACTGAGTCTCAAGACGAGCAACGTAAGCAGGGTCAAGGGTCAAGTTATCTTCAATAAGGAATGACCAGCGCTTCATATGCCCTGGATTGATACGGTTAAGCTCCTGCTCCTTCTCTATGAAGTCGGTATAGAGGTAGTGGTAAGGGCTATCAGGGTTAGTTGTCAGGAAGAGCTTTGCATTGGGTACGCGCAAGCGAGAGAGCAGCATATTAAAGAAGTCCTTGCTATGCAAGGTGCCTTCATCGTCATACGCTCCTGCCCATGTTCCCCCACGAATCTTAGACTCTGCTCTGACATCCGAGCTACCGAAGAGGTAGACTTCCCGGTCATTGATAACCGCTTCCCCCGTACCGTGGTTAATCTGAATAAGGGAAGAGCCGTACATGTCTTCCAAGACATCCAAGCAGTTGCGCTTTAAGGTTCCCCTGGTATTGCCAATCATGGCAAGCCTGCCAGGGGGAGCTACGGTAAGGTAGTGCATCCATGCCACAAGAGAAGAGATAGTCTTACCAGACGAGACAGCGCCGTCAAGCAGGTTAATATGCGCCCACTCTCCGAAGATAACGTCAAGCTGTTTATCGCTAAATTCACCCCAGTCAAACATTAGCGTAAACCAAAGAGGATAATCCCTGCTCGGTCAATATGTAGGCTATCTACCTTGTCACCGTACTTGTAGAATATGTGAGCAATACACGCCATAGTATAGGGATTGTGCGCAGTATCGGAGAGAGGGACATCGGTTGCTACCAGGAAGTAGTCTATATCGTCATCTCGGTAAGCAAACTCTTCGTCAAGGCAATGCCCTGTACAGGTATGTGGCTGTGCTTTGCAAGTCATCGCTCGTTCTCCCGAAAACCTATTGGTCCCTTGTTCTGATTATGCATAGGCCAAAAGATTCTACGGAAGTAGTTTACCACTTCCTCACTGTCACCAGCAAGAGCCGCTACCATGAGTAAGACTACGTTCTTTAGCATTGCCACATACCTGTAACTTGGCAGGGGAGACACGACTCGAACGTGCAACTACCTGAGTCAAAGTCAGGCGTTCTACCAATTGAACTACTCCCCACCGTTCATAACAGTACAGAACTCTTCCACAAACTCAGCGTACCGAGGGTTCTTTCGTACCCACTCGTGAAACGCTCCCATACAGTGATTGCAGAAGTCCTTACCAGCACAGCGATACAAGACATCTTTATAGTCAGTTTCATAACCGCAAGCATCGCACTTGTACCGTTCACTCGGTACCATCGTAGTAATAACGCTCACTTCTTCCCCTTTCCACCTAAGACAAATGGAGGTGCCTTGTACGTCTTGCCACAGGTAGCACAAGTCACCACTCCATTGACGAATAAGCCCTCTCCCGAAAGACGAACAAGCTCATACCTTCGGCAATATGGGCAATTCCATTGTAAGTTATAGACCGGTGCATTCGACACCGCTAAGAAGCTCATAGTACTCCTTTGGTACGTTCCCTAAAACAACTACTCTGTCAGGATGCTCTAAGTACCCTGCCCGTTGCTTAAGCTTAAGGGGGTAGTTATAGCGGTAGAGGTAGTCTTCTACACCTAACACCTTAATCTTATCGCCCTTAATGGCTTGCACTCTCCCGATGTTCAAATGAGCAACATCTCCTATACGCACCGCATAGAGTACGAATGCGCCTGGACGTATCTCAACGCCTACCTTGTCTTGCATCGAATCTCCTTCCTACTGGCTAAACACTGTCATAACTAAACCGCTACGCTCTCGCTCTTTCGGCTCACCATAGCGCTCTTTGTTCCTTTCCCGCAGGCTATTGGCAATATCCGCTATATTATAAGGATGACTCCCACAGCAGGTATGCGTACACGTAGCGAAATAGACCTTGGCCGAGGTAAGGCCAATATGGTAATTGCATGAAGGATTCACGCACTTTGCGCTACCCTGTACGAACCTGCCGAGCACATGCCCGTTATAAGAGGCTATCTTCCTCATTGCTTCCCGTTGCTTGTTTGTCGTCCTCATGTTTCCCCCTTAGTCGATTGAAAGATTCCTTGAACTTAGCGAACAGTGACTTAATGAGCTTGGGAGTCTCGTCTGTACTCTTGATAGGACGAGCAGCCGTGTTAGCCCAACGCTCAGGGAAACGGCGATGTAGCACCTCAAGAGAGGCTTTGTACGTCCTATTTTTGTGCTTAAGCACCTCTTCAATAAGGGTTGCTTCGGCATCCGCGTTAGCTTTTTCTATAGACTCAAGTAAGTCAACCAAGAGTACCTCTCGCTCTGTCTGTGGAGCTTTGCCACTTTCACGAATATCCTCTGCTTGCGCTAACCAAGAGTACCAAGCAGCCTCACTCACTCCACAGCACCGAGCAGCAACCTGCGCGTAATTCCCCTTACGGATAAGGTCAGACGCCTTCTCTATCAGTTCTCGGTTTAGCTTCGGATGTGCCATTATACTCCCCCGGCTATCTCTGCCACGAATGTCGCCTCTGCCCTCAACTATACCACAAGGGAGCTATGAGCGCAAGCCGTAGTTGTAATACGCGTAGGAAATGTGGGGTAGTGATTATGATAAGTGTTATTATCCGTTTCCTCAATTCAATGAACAGACAGGAAGACTCGGTTAGCAAGGGGTAGTGGTAGTAGTCCAAATAACTACATAACTACAAACAAACTACAAACAAACTACAGGGTTTTGTGCTCACTTGTGGCAGGGGTTGAGCGTGATGTAGTTATGTAGTTACCATAAATAAGTCGTATCGGCACTTTAAGAGTTATCTTTTTCGATACCCGTTTCTCACATGTGCGTATAAGGGCTACACAAAGGGGTTTTGAGCACAAAAAAGCCCTAAAATGTAGTTTTTTTGTAGTTTGTACAAACTACATAGTAACTACATTTTAGGGCTGTAGGGTCTTTGGTGACCAGCGACTATGCTACATGAATGGTTTTCCCCTGTCAATACCCTACCTAAACCTAACTCCCTTGACGCCTAACACCTCCTGTGGTATGCTTGACCCCTAATGGAGGTTTTGTCATGTCTGACTATCCCGAACTGCTATCTATTGACGAGGTAGCTACTATCTTAGGAGTGTCCCCGATGACGTGTAGGCGACTTGGCTTGGAAGGTGAAATAACTTATACGCTTGTTGGCAAACGACGAAAGTTCAAATTTCACAAGCGCAGTGTTGACGCCTACCTTTCCCGTAACACGCAAAGGAGTACCTATGCTGAATAAAATGTGGGAGATGCAGCGAGAGCTAAACGAGCGAGTTAACGTTCCCTACGCTCCCGAGAATGCCGAAGACAGGCAAGATTGGACGATGCAATATATAAGGTGTATGCAACAGGAGCTAGCGGAACTCACCGATTGCTTCCCGTGGAAGCATTGGAAGTATGACCAAGTAGAGAATCGGCAGAACGCACAGGTAGAAGTCGTTGACCTCTTTCACTTCCTTATCTCCATCGCGCAAACGCTCGGTATGTCAGCCGAGGACGTATATCTTGCTTACTGTCAAAAGATGGCGATTAACCATGAGCGGCAAGATACCGGTTATGTGGGGAAACCGGATGACTGCCTTTACGTCGGTTACAAAGTTGTTCAACGGGACATCTCTACCCATGAGGGGGAAGACTACCTCTTCAACGTCTATTCACCGACGCAGGAATGCGTTGCTACCGTTCCCCTCTTTGCTATCGCTGCCTTTCTTGGTACGACCATGCAGGGAGCATTAAACGATATGGCAACCGGTGCCTTCCTGCCGACAGCCGAGAACCTTATTAAGATAGCGAGGGGAATATCATGAGACAAGAGTGGCGACTAGAACCCTCAATTACCCAAGAAACCCCCTGTGGATGCTGTGAGCGTGTGGGGGAGATAGGGGTAGCAATGTACTGGTACCGTGACGAGAAGGGTAAGCTCCATTGGCGTTGCCCTGTCTGCCTTGCGGTGGCTAGCAAGCTTCGCCCTGACTTGGTGGAAGCGCGAACAATCAAGGTAAGGGCTGTCCTGTCCTTTGAGACCCTTGACCGGTTGCACAGACACCAACGTGTCTTACGTCCTCTCGGGAGGAAGCGATGACTACCATTCGCTTACTTGCTCACGAAGAGGTCCGTTGTGGGAAGTGTAATCACATGGTCAAAGGTCCGATGATTGCCGAGTTAGAAGGAGTGACCCCTGTTCGGGCAATCTGCCTACCTTGTTATAAGGAGAGAAAGAATGCAAACCTTCCGCTATCAGATGGTGATGGAGACAGGGGTAACTTGTGCCGCGTGTAACAAAGAACTCGCGCAAGGGAGTTGGGCATTCGCCATTGTGCGGGAGTACGCTCCCTTCTACCTCTGTTATGAAGACGCTCTCGCTCTGCAAGCGACGAATCCGCAACACGTATCCTTAGAAGGAGAAGAGCAATGAAAGACGCCTTGCTTGCGTTAGGTCTCTTAGGAGGTTATATCCTCCTTATCCTGGGAATTATCGGTACCTTCCTCCTTGTCTTGGTGTGCCGTATCCTTCCTTGGTTAGTCCTTTTGCTCCTTGCTATCCTGTTATGGAGGTTAGTCATTCATGGGTAAAGTTATCCTTTGTCTGCTACTGTGGGGAGGGTACACCGCACTATATCTATGGGCAGGGTTTCCTTGGTGGGTTGCGGTAAGTGTCGTTCCCGTGTCAACGCTTATCGGTATTCCTATCGCGTTGGGTATTGTTTGGCTAATAAATCATTAGTCCCCCTGCCCCATTGACACGAAATAGCTAACCTGATAGAATAGGAGGCAATGATGCGTGAAGTATGGCAATGCACAGACGAAGATGTTATGCCCGTGACGGCGACACTACGACCAACGGCTCACTCTTTTGGACTCCCGCTACCCGAGACCGTGCGGGTAAGCGTTAACGTCCTTGACAAGCATAAGGTAGAGGTACACTTAGGCAGAAGCATTGCGCTCTTTGTCTTTGGGACAGCCGTAGCCGTCTACCGGGAAGGAACCGTCTATGTAGTCAACGGGACCATGAGCATCCCTATGAGACTGCGCTTGCGAGGTTGGCATGGGGATTGTCCCCGTGTCAATATTACTTCCCCACAGTTTGAACAGTTACTCACCTTAGAAAGGAAAGCCTAATGTACGACAGACGAAAAGTATGCCCTTGCTGTATGAGAGACTTACCTATCCACATGTTTTGGCGCAATCGCAGCAAGCCCTCCGGTTTAGAGAGCCATTGCAAGCGCTGCCGTAGCCACAAGCGTCGATTGCAGCGTGTCGGTTGGGATACGAGCGTTCCCCAAATGACCTTGCGTGTGCCTTCCCGAATGCCCGTGACAGCGGTTACTACGCCTACGGGAGCGGTCTTATGGGTACTCCCGCATATGAGTGCCGATAAGCTTATCATTCATTCGGATAGCTTTAATCCTGACTTCCGAGGACGGTTTTACGCCAAACGGTTACCCGAGTTAGGCGTCTACTGGTCAACGAGGAAGACCTACCATGCACGAACCTTCTGACTTTATGCGCCGATTCGAGCGTAAAGCTCCCGATGATTGCTGGCTATGGATGGGGTCACTCGATAAGGATGGCTATGGTATCTACTATTACCACGGTGCGATTGTCCGAGCACAGCGCTTCCTTTGTTACTTCCTGTGGGGAGCGAACTACTTCCCTCCCTCCTTTATCGTGGGAACGCTCTGCCGCAATAAGCGCTGTATGAATCCCCGTCACTTTATAATTAGTACTCGCTCGGAAGTGAGTAAGCGCATACACGAAGAGCAATGGAAACAAGGGAAGCATTATGCTCGTTTGACCAAAGACCAAATCATCGCCGCGCGAAAGGAGTTTATGGGCAAGCGTGGGGACATTACACGGCTTGCGCGAAAGTACGGGACATCGGTCTCTACCATGAACCGAATTATCCATCACAAGAATTGCCGAGGTGCCAAATGAACAGACCATTGTACGTAGTATTGCCACTCATGGCCCTAGTTATCGAGAAGTACCTCCCCTACCGAGCGGAGGACATCCTGAACATGACGTTAGAGCAGTATAAGGATGTAATGGGCGAGTTTAACGCAGGGAACTTCCCGCTTACCGTGGGAGAGAGCTTGCTCCTTCTTGAGATACGGGATGCGTTGGCAGAGGAGACAGCGGAAGCAGAGGACGAAGAGGAATCTACCTCTGACCCCCTGGGTATTCTCGATTGGTTGCGGGAGCAGAAGGAGGAAGAGGAGTAATGGGTTGGTCAACCGGTATGAGTGTAGCCGACTGTGTATGGAGTGATATTAAAGAGCATATCAAGCCAGGACACGAGCGGCAAGTAGCAGAGGCATTGGTGGATACCTTCCAATCCTTTGACTGTGATGAAATTGGTATAGAAGACTTCGGTTTTGAGGAGGAAGACAATGGCGAAAGCAACGAAGAAGACGGTAACGACTGAAGAGATTACCCTTATCTTGACGAAAGAGGAAGGGGATGCTCTCTCTACCCTGTTCGGTGGTGTGGGGGGACATCCCGAGACTACCCGCAGGGGACTAATCTCCCGTGTGTCGAATGCCTTGTTTGACGTAGGTTGCCGAGCAGGGAGTGACTGCTCAGGCGTTCTCTATTTTAAGGAGCAGACCAATGGCTAATGCCACCAAGAAGACGATTACCATAGACGAGGTTATCCTAACCTTGACTTCCGATGAAGCGGAGACTCTGTACTCTCTGACTACGCTTATTGCGGGAAATAAGGACACCTCTCGTAGACGGCATACCGATGCTATTGCTACCGCTTTGCGGGAAGCAGGAGTAACGCTTCATTGGCCTGGGGATGAAGGGTTAGCTACGGGGAGAGTTACCTTTGAGGAGGGCAAGTAATGGCAACCGCTACGCGAGAGAAGAAGACCGAGGAATTTATTGAGCTACTGCTCACTCCACAAGAGGCGGCAACACTGGTACGCTTGGCTAACCGGACCTCGGGACATCCCGAGAAGAGCCGACATAAGCACATGCAGGCTATCGGTACTGAGCTTTTCCATGCAGGAGTGCGAGACCCTGGTCAGCACCTTCTAACTAAGGATAGTAAGATACACTTCGTAGAGGAGAAAGACCTTGACTGAGGATATGGTTAATCATCCCAAGCACTACGAACGGTTAAACCCTGAACCGATAGACGTAATGGTTGCTTGGTTTGGTAGCAATTGCCTTGCCCCTCAAATCATTAAGTACATTGCACGGGCAGGCTATAAGGACGATATTGTCCAAGACCTGAAGAAGGCACGGTTTTACCTTGACCGGTGGATTGCCGAGGAAGAGAAGAAGCAAGCACCGAAGCGCTTAGAGGTGAACGCAAAGCCCTCTCGCTATTTCAGTGAGATAACGCTCCCTGGGGGAATCCTACAGCGCAAGTATCGAGAGGATGGCGTTGTCTATGTAGAGCAAAAAAGCCCTGGGGGAGAGTGGGGTATCGTTGGTACATATAACCCTGAGGAGGAGTAATGGCGTCTAACTATCTAACCTATTCGGGTATCGACTTCGATGCCCTGCATCCTACCGTAGAGATGATTAGCATTAAAGACATCGCCTATGCTCTCTCGCGTACCTCTCGTTTCTGTGGTCATGCGCGAGTGGAAGGGGGAGCAGGACTCTATACGGTAGCTCAGCACTCTACCTTTGTAGCCGACTTCTGTAACCTGGAAGACAAGCTATGGGGTCTCTTGCATGATGCGAGTGAGGCGTATATCAATGACGTGACAAACCCTGTCAAGCATAGCGGTTGCATGGATGCTTACCTTGACATCGAAGAGAATCTTATGAACGTTATCTGTGATAAGTTCGGACTTCCGCACGAGATGCCTGATAGCGTTCGGGAAGCAGACTTACGGATGCTTGTCACCGAAGAGCGGCAATTCATGGTACCGCATGACCCTTGGTACCCTGGTGTGGTCCCCTATGGAGGGGAAGAGTACCCGGTTAAGATTCATGTGCTAACTCCTCGCCAAGCCGAGCGCAAGTTTAAGCGGTACTTTCACTACTTGACGAAAGTCTTGCCGAAGCAGCTTGAATCAGGAAGCTAAACAAGCTATCCGTGAGGCGACACGGAGAGCCGTCTACTATGGGCTTATCCGTAAGGAAAAGTACTGTGTGGTGTGTGGCAAGGAGGGAACAACCGCACACCACATAGACTATGCCCGTCCATTTGTCGTTGAGTGGCTATGCTCTCGCTGCCACACCGAGTTACACCGATTGGAGGGATTGAATGGTTGAGCGTATCTACGCTGTCTATATAAACGGGGAGCTTTGGAGAGCCTACGCTCGGGAAGCAACCGCGAAAGCACAGCGAACACGGCTCTTGAATCAGGACAAGTATTACCAGCAATACTACGAGCGGGTAGGGTTGGTACACTTTCCCAAGCTTATTGCGGTTGTTCCGTTCGTAAGGGAGAGCTAATGTACAACCTACCTAAGCCTTACTTGTCGCATAGCCAAGTAAGCTGTTACCAAATGTGTCCTAAGCAGTATTGGTACCGTTACATCCATAAGCAGATAGAAGAGCCTATCTTTGCTGTCCTGAGCTTTGGTACTTGTTACCATGCGGCGATGGAGTTTAACTTTCGGCATAAGCTCACCTACCTGACTGACCGACCTGTGGAAGAGGTAGTAACTTACTTCCTTGAACGGTGGTCTAAGTGTCAACACGCTATCTTTGAGGAAGGGCAATCATGGGCAAAACATGTGAACCTGGGGATTAGTCTTGTGACGAAGTATATGGAAGACTATGCCCCCCAAGTGAACCCTATCATGGTAGAGCAAAAGCATGAAATGGAGATAGGGGAAGGACTCCTCTTTCAAGGAGTGCTTGACCTGTATACGACCGAGCGAAAGGTTATCGACTTTAAGACCGCAGCGAAGGCTTGGTCTTCGTCCAAGGCACGGGAGAGTGACCAGCTAACCGGATACGCTATGCTGGCATTCGACTTAACGGCCAATTGGCCGACGTGTACCGAGATTCACTGTGCGGTAAAGGAAGGAGAGGGGTCTATCAAGGTAGTTGACGGTGGTCCTCGCTTTCCTTACCATATTGACGACTATAAGAAGACCCTGCATTCGACTGCCAGGGACATTAGCGAAGGAATCTTTTACAAGGATACAAGTGGATGGATATGCCAAAAGGACCGCTGCCCTTACTTTACCGACTGTATGCACGGCTAAAGGAGTGGCGAATTACTCTGTTTAAGTGGAGGTGGTAAATGTATTACCCGAGTCATTGCCCAAGTTGTGAGACAGCTATTGACCCTTCGGAGGCGAAAGCCTTCATTGACAAGCTCCCGCCGAACACCAGTTCAGCTATGTATGTTTGCCCTGACTGTGGCGAGGGAGTTATCTTTCGGCAAGTCGTTGGCAAGTTTGCTACCGGACTTGTACCGGGAGAGGAACCTATTCCTATTTCCCTGGGGGAGTTACCAGAAGACATCGTAGCTGAGACAACGCTACCCGAGGTGAAGACTACGGTAGCTAAGAAGGAGAAGAAATGAACGAGTACTTGCTTGCCATAGGAGCTATCGTTGTAGCGTTTATCTTTATCGCTTACGTGATAGAGAATAGTCTACAACGGGAGGATATTAAGAAACGGCTCACCAAATTGGAGAGAGACTTTACCCGTGACAAGGTAAAGCAGGCGGCAGACGAGATGACTGCCTTTGCCAACTCTCTCCGCAGGAATCGACAATAAGGAGGAACCTAATGCTAAAAGACATAGGCTTAGCCTTGCTCTTTGTTTTTATCGTCTTCTTGCTCATTGAAGGAAGCTTTCTCCTCTACCAGCACTATGCGCCAAAGTATGAGGGAGTACGGCGACAGGTCTTTGAGCAAACCAAGTCCTATAGTCAGGGGATGATTCAGGAATTGGAGAACATGCAATTTGAGTACCAGCAGGCAAAGCCACAGGAACGGCAAGCCTTGCGTTCTATCATCTTGCACCGAGCGGCAGACTATCCTACCGAGAGAATGCCCTCTGACTTGCGCCGATTTATTACTGATTTGAAAGGAGAAGGAAGTGCATATTAAGCTACTTATCTTGGCAGTCGTTGCTCTCTTGGGAGTCTTCCTTGTAGGTTGTGACATCCCTACCAATAGCGACAGTTCCCAACGGATACAGCAAGAGCGAATGCTCAAGGAAGCGACAGCCCAAACGGGTATGCCTGCCATTAAGAACTTTAGAGAGCGGAAAATTCTTAAGGACATCCTTGAACTGCGAGACCAGGAAGGACTCGTAACCTATACCTATCTCTATAGCGATATGACCGGTAAGTTAATCTTCCTGGGGGAGAGTGTTGGCTACGGCATTCCTTGCGCTACACAATACACGAACCCTGAAAAGTACACGGTAGAGGGAGGGTCACTGCCACAGGCAGACCCTAACGGTTTGTTCTCTCCCGAGTCAGCCGAAGGTACCTGGGTACTCCTCAAGGAACCGCGCGGTAATCGAGTGAGACCTGTATACGTAGAGCCGCGTATCGTTGTTTCCCCGTTCAAACTGGAAGGAGCAAGATAATGGATTGTTATAAGGTGGAAGTGGTCTTTAAGACACGGGTAGCCATTGGTTGGTTGACGGCTCCTAGTGGGAAGACGGTAGCCTATCTGTACCTCATTAATACGAAGTGCGATGAAGGGCTTGACTATGTGTGCCGTACCCTGCGGAAGAACGGCTTTCGTAATAACCAGCCAGGGAAGGAATATAGCGTCTATATCCCTGGGGAAGACATCGCTTATATCATCTTTACGCGGATAGACGAAGAGGAACTTCCCGCCGATAGAGGGGACCAACCTCCTATACAAGACGTTGATTTAGACGCTCCTTACGTAGATACCCGCGTCTATGTTACGCACCGAATGGAGTAGCTATGTTCCTTGTATTATCTGTCATCGCTCATATCGCTGCCGTAGTAGCCGCTATCATAGGGTTCGTCCTGATTGCCCTCATTGCCGCAGTAGCGGTAGGTAACTGGCTTATGGAGCGGAGTTGGTGGTTCCCTGAAGAGAGGAAAGATAAGTGATAACGCTCAAGTACACGAAGGGCTTAGTCTTCGTGGGAGCGAGAAGTGAGGAAGACCGGGGACTGGCTAAGCTAGTCCCTGGTACCTTCTACGATATGGAGAAACAGATATGGAAAGCTCCCCCTTCTCCTTATACCGTGCAAGCTCTCGCGCAGACATTCCCGAATGCCGTTGATTGTGGGGGATTCGCTGAACTACTCAAGGAATCTCTCGCTTACCTGACAATGCTTGACTATGCTACGGGGAATATGCATGTTAACTATATGCGGAATACCCCTTGGTCTCACCAACAGTTAGCCTATAACTTTGCCTTCCCGCGCACGGGTACGCTATTAGGCATGGATATGGGAACGGGGAAGACCTATGTAACTCTTGCCCTTGCCCTAAACAGGAAGCATAAGCGAACGCTCGTCTTAGGTCCGAAGTCGGCTATTCCCGTATGGCCGCATGAGGTAGAGAAGCATTGCTCTGCCCCTCTTGACGTGCTAGCGCTTCACCCCTTCTCCTTTGGCAGGAAGCTCCTATCAGGGAAGAAGAAAGCCGACTTGCTTGGTCACTTCCTGGGATGCTGCGGAGAGCAATCTCTTGTAGCGGTTAACTACGAAGCAGCTATCCGAGAGCCGTTGAAGTCCTTGCTCCTTGACTATCCTTGGGACTTCCTGGTAGCCGATGAATGCGATATGCTCTCTGACCCTACGGGAATTATCAGTCAGTACGTCTATGAGTTAGGCTTACGTATCCCCTATCGGGCAGGGCTAACGGGGACACCGACAGCGAACGCTCCTTGGGAGGCTTTCGGGCAATGCCGTTTCTTAGAGCCTGGTATCTTCGGCAGTGTATGGACTCGGTTTAAGGAGCAATGGCTTGACTATGAGGAAGAACCGTTTCCTCGTATTAATGGACTACGGGACAAGGACCGGTTTGCTGAGCGGCTAAGTAAGGTTATGTACCAAGTACACAGACGGGATGTACTAGACCTTCCCCCTGTTACCCATGAATACCGTTTCTGTTCCTTATCGGACTATGCTCCCTATAACGAGCTACGGGAAGAACTCTACGTTGAGATAGCAGGGATAGAACTTGACCCTGATAACGCTCTCGTCAAGACCCTTCGCTTACGGGAGTTAACAAGTGGCTTTGTCCGAAAACCAGACGGCTATACGATATGGGATGAAGGGAAGTACGAGTTACTGGTAGAGTTGCTGAGCAAGATACCCAAAGACGAACCGGTTGTTGTCTTTTGTAACTTCACCCCTGACTTGGATAGGATTAAGCAGGCGGCACTTGCCACAGGTAGACCCTTTGGCGAATTATCGGGCAGGCGCAATGACCTTAACGGGCAGGCGTATCCCGAGGGAGTGACCTGTCTTGCGGTACAGGAGCAGGCAGGCTCTCGTGGGGTAGACTTCACCAAGTCTGCTTATGCTATCGCCTATTCGATTAGCTACTCAGGGAAGCAATACGAACAGATGCTTGCACGACAGGATAGGCCAGGGCAGACAAGACCGGTAACCTTCTATCATATCCTGACAGAGGGAACCATTGACCAGGATATTTATGATGCTTTGCGCTTAAAAAAGAATGTAAGTGAGCACATCCTTGGCCTTGTCAAGAGCCGTCAATTGCGGTAGAATAGAGCATTCCGTTAATATTCCGAATGAGGGGTATTGACATATCTGTCACCAATGAGTTATTATGAACCTGCTGGTGCTAACCAGCAACACCACACAGAGGAGATTTGCATGTCTAACGAGTTAGTATTGGCGAATGAGAAGCGAGAGCTTGCCACTCTCATTGAGATGAACCTCGGTCCCGATGGGAAGTTATCCGCGAATGACATTACCGAGGTAACCATGCCGAAGGGGGGGAATACAACCTTCCGCATTCCTACCCCTGAAGGCGACACCAACGCAAGTGAACTTGAGGGTATTGTGGTCTTCAAGACCAAGCCACGCGCACGGTATGCGAATGCCTACTCCCCCGGTTCTAAGGAGCGTCCGGTTTGTTCCTCTCGTAACGGCGACTTTGGTGTGCCGTATGACAAAGAGACCGAGACTTATGGGAACCCTATCCCGTGCGGTCAGTGTCCCTATGCTAAGTGGGGGAAAGACGAGAAGACCAACAAACCGATTCCCCCTGCCTGTGGTCAACACATGGAGCTTTTACTCATGACTGACCACGAACTCCTGCCGATGAAGGTTCGTGTTGCCGCTACCTCGCTTGGCAATATGGACACCTACTTCAAAGGGCTACTCAAACGTAACCAGTACTTCTTTGAGGTGCGCACTCGGATTACTGCCGAGGAAGACGAGACCAAGACCGGTCAAACTTGCACCCGTCTTATCCCTACGAAGGTAACAGACTTGGACGAAGACCAACGGCTTGACGCCGAACGCCTGCACCTTATGATGGAAAAGATGATGGCTTTCCAAGCCAGCGAAGACGAGGACGAAGTAGACGCCGAAGACTAAGCTACCTTACCCTGGCTAGTCCCTCCTAGCCAGGGTACTTCTTTGCACAATGCAGAGGTTTTGTGATGACTACAACTACAACTACATCCCTTGAAGCAGTGTTAGAGGCTATCTACCGTAACGTTCCTTCCGACTTATTTGTTATCGAGTGGTCCTCAAGTGCATCCGAGGGAGGAAAGTCTCGCACGAATGCGCATACGAACATTCACTCGCTTGCCGAGCAGATTAGAGCATCGAACGCAAAGAAACGGAACACCTACATAGGAACCTCTCCCTTGCATACCAAGCCCAAAGGCTCTGCCCGTGGTAGCCTCAAAGACGTGGGTTGCACGGTTGCCTTTTGGATAGACTTCGATTTAGGCACTCGCTCGGATACCGGGAAGAAGTATGTTCCCACCAAAGAGGAAGCGTTTGAGATAGTAGAGAAGTGTTATCCCGAGATGCCCCCTACGCTTGCCCTCTCTACGGGTAACGGCTTGCACCTGTGGTGGTTATTTGAGGAACCGAACGTCTTCCGCTTTGACGAGAAAGCACGGGAACGAGCAGCCGAGTTAAGCACTCGTTTCCAGTACACAATTATCAATGAGGTGTATAGCCGAGGGTACGTTATTGACGTAACGGCAGACTTGCCGCGCGTGTTGCGGGTACCCGAGACAATGAACTGGAAAGACAGAGAGCATCCTAAGCCTGTGGAAGTGGAGTACTTTAACCCTAGCCGTAGGTACAAACCGAATGACTTCCTTCCCCACATGGTAGAGGAAGTCCCACTACGAACGCCTAACTTGAAGAACCTTACCGCGTATACGCATATCATGATACCGGAGAAAGGTAAGTCCCCGAGTGAGAAGTTGGTACGCTTACTGAATAAGGATTCTCGCGCTATGGAGTCGGCACGGGGAGAGTATCGTAAGGAATTGAAGGATAACACGGGAAGTGGGCATGACTTTGCTTTACTTAACTTTATGTTCCTTGAAGGGTTTACCCCACAGGAAGCGGTTGACGCCTTGGTTGCCGTCAATGAGTTCTACCGGTTAGAGCCGAAGGATAAGCCCCCGGTCTATTACTTGCATAGCATGGCGAAGGTACACCTTGAATACCAGGAACGGGAGAAGGTTCCCGAGGTAGTAGACAAGAAGGAAGCGTTAGAGAACTTGCGCAAGGTACTTGGCTTAGCCATTGAAGGGCTTATCCAAGTAGGGAATAACAAAGCTGTCTATGTTATTCTCTTTGAAGGGGAAGAGCGGGTAACCGTAGGGACTACCGCTATTATGACTACCCGTAGCAAGTTCTGTCAGCGCATGTTTGAAACGACAGGGCAATACCCGAATATCTCTATTGAGCGTTGGCCGACTGTCCTTCGCTGGTTTAGCGCTATTCGAGAACTGCACGAACCACAAAACGAGGTTCACGAAGCAGAGGACATCTTGACCGGTTACTTAGCCAGTGTGAAAGTGCAGACTGACCCTGACAGGAAGATGCAAGCTATCCACAGCGAGGAACCGTATGTCTTTGAGGATAAGCTGTGGGTATATCCTCCGTCTATCCGTAAGTATGTACAGGATACCTTGCGAGAGAACGTTGAGATAAACGAGATACGCTCTCTTCTCAAGACGATTGGCTTTAAGAGCAAGAACCGACCTATCCGTAAAGAGGAAGGGGTTACGTCGATTACCTATTGGTATGGTCCTATACCGGAAGGAGTATTGTAATGGAGCGAGTACCTTTTTGTTGTCCAACCTGTAGCAAGAAACAGGGGTTTTGGTTTGGCTTTATGGGGTTGCCAGGGGAAACCTATTACTGCCATGTGTGCGGTACGAAGATGAATGAGCAACGAAAGCCTGAGATGCCTACCGAGGAACCGGTAAAGACAGTAGCTTGCTGCCCTCATTGTGACCACTTAGGCGAAGTAGGGACAGAGTGCATTTACTGTTATGCCCTTATCAAAGGGGAGGAAGAGGAATGAAGTATTACTTTGCTTGGTGTGTGCTCATTGCCCTTGTGCTAGTTTTCGGTGGGTTCCTTGTATTTACTGACCCTGGCAATGTAATCTTAGCTTTTCTCGTTTGTCTCGTGCTTGTGGCTATTCCTCTTATTGGACTATGTTTGCTTATCCAATGGGCAATAGATATTATTACATGGGGGAAGGATGAATGATTAAGAACTACTTTTTGTTTGCCGTTGCTCTCCTACAGGCACTTGCCGCTGTGCAATACCTGCGGGGAAGTGATTGGCGACTAGGGTTAGCTAACCTATTCATTAGCTTAGCATCCCTTATGTTCTCTACCATAGGAGGCAGCAGGTGATTCATGCTATCGCTGGCGTACCGGGCGGCGGCAAGACTACTTGGCTAAAGAACAAAGCCAAGGAGCTACTTGAGAGAGGAGTCTATAAGAAGAATGAGATAATGCTCACCTCGTTTACCAAAGCAGCAGCCGTGAAGATGGCGCAGGAAATGGGCGAGATGATAGACGAGGAAGGCATTGGTACCTTGCACAGTCTTGCCCTCAAAGCGATGAAGGAGATATATGGGGAGAGACCGGTTATTGCCGAGGATACCAATATCAAGTCAGCCTGGAATGCCCATATCAGAGGGAGCAATTCCTGTTGGGAAATGAGCTTGGGAGATGACGGTAATCAGTTTGGCGATGACTTGCTCAACAAGATTAACATTTACCGCGCGGAATGCGTTCCCTTCGATGACTGGGAAGACGAGGAAGCAAAAGCCTTTTACCTTGCTTGGCAGACGTTCAAGGCAGAGAACGGTGGGATGATGGACTTTACTGACATTATCCAGTTCTGCATAGAGTATAGCGTTCCTCCCCCGCGCGGGTACCGCTGCGCGTTCTTTGACGAAGCGCAAGACTTTACCAAGCTACAGTATCGGCTAGTAAGGCAATGGGGGGAGTTACTTGAGGAGTACTATGTAGCTGGTGACGATGACCAGACCTGCTACCAATTTCAGGGGTCGGACCCTCAGGACTTTGTAAGCTCTATTGAGGAAGCGACTAATCCTGTTATCCTTGACCGCAGTTACCGACTGCCGAGCGAGATTGCCACAGCAGCCGAGAGACTACTTGATACGCTAGACATTCGCCGTCCTAAAAAGATAGTCCCCGTGCGGGAGGGGGGAGGGGTTATCTCTTGCCGAGCGACAACCGAGCACTTCTTCCCCATGCGCAGGTTCCTCTTTGACGCTTTGGAGGGGGGACAGTCAGTGATGATTCTTACTACCTGCGCCTACATGCTTACCGGTATTATCACCGAGTTACGCAACCTGGGATTACCTTACCATAACCCTTACCGCAGGCGTATGCACTCATGGAATCCCCTACATCCCGAGAAGGGAACCCCTATCGGGCAACGGTTGGCTAAGTTCCTGGCAGGACCGAACCGTTGGACAGTTCAGGATGTGAAGGATTGGGCAGCGTTCATGTTTAAGAACGGTACCAAAGCTATACAACGGAACATGGGAGCAGCAATCGAGCGTTGTGATGACGTGCGTTCCCATGCCCTGCCTTACCTGTATAAATGGTTCACTCCCGAGGCTATGCAGTTCTTTATGGGGATGGAAAACCTGTCTATGGAGGAACGGCTCTCTTGGTTTATGGAGCAGCAAACGAAGGAAGGTAAGCGAAGCTATGCCTTTGTGGAAGCGATTGTTCAGCAGCGAGGCATGGAAACGTTAGCCGAGGAACCGCAGATTGTTGTAGGTACCATTCACTCGGTTAAGGGAGCAGAGGCAGACGTAGTGTTTATCTTCCCTGACATCTCTAAGGATGCCTGGGAGAGCCTTGCCAAGGGGGACAAGCGGAAGTACTACGCTGATGCGCTTGACCGTGTGTTTTATGTGGGTATGACACGGGCAAAAGATACTGTCTATGTCTGTGATACCACACGAAGAGCGCACTCCTATACCAAGCTACGCCTCATGAAAGGAGCGAAATGGTAAAGGATTACTTAAGCTTTGCTTTCGGTAAAGCAAAGAAGGAAGTCCCCACAGAAGAAGTCGTTAGCGGTCTCATGGAAGCTGGTCTACCTACCGCACGGTGGGTAGACCCTGCCCCCCTTCCTGAGCATGTGGCAATACTCCCAGTTATTAAGCAGTTCAAGTTCCGAGACCGAGCAAGGCACCGAGACCTCCTCTCCCAAGAGCTTGTAGGGAGTGTTGTCTCTTTCTCTGATAGACAGTACGGGTATCTTGACTACGCGGCGACTGTTTCCCTAGCCCATGACCCCACGATAACTAAGACGGTATGGGATGGGAAGAACCTCTATCACTTGTGCGGAGGGATAGCAGGCGTTACGTTTGACGTGCAGTTAGCGCAGTATCTCTTACAGCCTATGCATAAGGAGAAGATACGCGGGGAGAACGTCCATACGCTACAACGGGCAAGCTATGACTGGTTTAAGAACCGAAAGACTGTTCTACCTGTCTTCGATATGGTTGACCAGGAAGTTATGCTTTTGTCCTGTCACTTACTTTACCACATGGAAAAACGAATGCGGGAGAGCCTAGTAGAGCAAGGAATGGAAAGCGTGTACTTTGACATAGAGCTTCCTCTTTCCCCCGTTCTAGCGGAGATGGAGGAAAAAGGCGTTGCTTTGGACGTTCCTCTCCTTAACCGTATGACGCAGGAGAGCGAAGCGAAAGCAGCTTTGCTCAGGCAGCGAGTCTATCAGTTAGCGGGTAGGGAGTTTAACCTTCGGTCAACACAGGAGCTTTCCCAAGTTCTCTTTGAAGAGCAGGGACTACCCAAGGGGAAGAGGACCAAGAAGGGGTACTCCACAGACGTAAAGGTGTTGGACAAGCTACGGGAGCAATTTCCTATTGTTGACGCCTTGCTCCAATTCCGAGCATCCGATAAGTTAACAGGCACGTATACGGCAAAGCTCCCTGGTCTTATCCGCAAGGACACAGGGAGACTACACTGTCACTTTAACCAAGCAGTCTGTGTCACGGGTAGGCTATCGAGCAGTGAGCCGAACTTGCAGAATATCCCTATCCGAGGTGACGAGGGGAAGGTTATTCGGGGAGCGTTTACCACAGACATTCCCGGTTGGGTAATCGTTAAGGCAGACTATAGCCAAATTGAGTTACGAGTGCTTGCTCACTATTCCCAAGACCCTACCATGTTAAAGGTGTATCGGGAGGGGACAGAGGACATCCACACGGGAACGGCACGAACGCTCTTTGGTTTAGCCGACAATGAGACCCCCACCAAGGACCAACGAAGGATGGCTAAGATTGTTAACTTTGCTATCCCCTATGGTACTACCCCTCATGGGCTGTCCGAACAGGTAAAGTGCTCGGTAGAGTTTGCGGCTACTGAGTTGTACCAACCGTATCTACGCAGGTTCAGCAGGGTAAACGACTATATGGCGAACATGCGCAAGTTTGCCCATGCAAACGGCTATGTGCAGACTCTCCTTGGCAGGCGCAGACCAATGCCTAACGTTAAGTCGTTGAACCAAGCAACGCGTGAAGCGGCAGAGCGAGAGGCGATTAACATGCCTATCCAAGGAACCGCTGCCGACATTATGAAGCTTGCTCTCTTACGTATCAAGGAAGGCATTGTACGGGAGGGGTTACGAGCGCATATGCTTATGCAGGTTCATGACGAAATTGTGTTAGAATGTCATGGGGAAGACGTGAATAAGCTAGGTACCCTGCTACGTGAGGCTATGGTACACGCTTATCATATTGACGTACCCCTAGACGTAGAGATTAAATTCGGCCCTAACTGGGGAGAAACAGAGGTATGGAATGGCTAAGATGATTGATATGGTTTGCCCTGTCTGTGGCAAGGGGTTTCAACGGGAGGAATGGAGGATTAAGCAAGCCCCACCAACCAAGGTGTTCTATTGTTCGATTAGTTGCGCAGCGAAAGTTAGCACCAAGAAGCCGCGCCCAGGTGCGCAACGCAAGGTAACGCTAACTTGTCATCACTGCGGGAGGGAGTTTCAACGTAAGCCTAGCGATGCAAGTGACCGAACGCGGCAGTTTTGTAATCGTTATTGTTGGGTAGCTTGGACGAAGACCGAGGAAGGGAAGACTATCAACATCGGCTATATTGATTGACAAGTAACCGTATCAGGTGTATCATGTGTACCAGAAGGGAGATAACTTATGATTCCTCTTTATGGTAAGCGAGGGTCAAATGTATTACCCTAAAGAACGCTTACAGCGCTTCTATACCCTTGGTCTCTCCATCTTGGGAATGCTTGATACCACCACAGACGAAGTATGGGATTGGTATACAGACCGTGTGCTACAATTGTGGCAGGAGGTAGACTATGACGATTGACTTTAAGAAAGACTTAGCTATGTCTGAGAGTGCCGTCTTTGAACCCTACCTACAGGATGTATACCATTCCCTCTTCCCTGACTTAGTGGCGGCAGTCCGATTGAGCGGAGACACGCAAGGTCAACGGTTAGGCCATGACCGGATACTTTACTTAGCTAGTGGGCAAACGCTTTTCCTTGACGAAAAGCTAGACACCACAGACTGCCCTAACTTTGCAATGGAGTACGTAGCGAACGATAGAGCAAGCGATATTCAGCACCGTAGGGGATGGATAGAGAAACCCCTACAGATTGATTATATTCTCTATGCGTTCGTTGACTTCCCCCGCAAGGCGTACCTTCTCCCGTGGTCATTGCTACAGCTATCCTGGCAGCGTAACAAAGCGGCATGGTTAGACACCTATGGGGTTCGTAAGATTGTCAATGACCACGGGAGTTATACCACGCTTATTTGTCCTGTCCCTCGTAAGGTTATTCTACAAGCTATCTCTAACACTATGACAGTAAAGGAGACTTTTCGGTGATTCAGTTCCTCGTTTTGTTAGTGTGCGCTCCCGTAGTTATCCCTATTGTCTGGATTGCTACCTTGTTAGCGCACGTCTTGGCTTGGGTAAGAGAGTGCGGTTATCTTACCGTTGCCTACTTTGCCCTCTTTGAAAGGAAGCATCATGCGGCATGTAATGATTGACATTGAAACCCTCGGTACTAAACCAGGGACAGCCCCCGTTCTTTCTATTGGCGCAGTCTCGTTTGACCCCTACGGGGAGAGCGTAGAAGCAAGCGGTATCAGTTCCTTCTATCGAGAGTTAACTCTTACCGGTCAGTTACAACCGCAAGGGCAATGCAGTGTTGACCCTGATACGCTTGCTTGGTGGTTCAGGACGAATGCCGAAGAGTTAGGCAGGCTTGTACGGGATGGCAAGGAACCCCTCTTTTCCGCGTTGAGCGAACTCTACAGCTTTTGCAAGGGGTGGGAAACAATTAACGGTTACTGGTCAAGAGGTAAGTTTGACTTAGCTATCCTTGAAGAGCGGTACAATGACATCGGCATGGGAGTCCCTTGGAAGTATAACCAAGCAAGGGAAGTTCGTACCCTGGAAGCTACCGTTAGACTCGTCTTCACAGACAACGCACCACAGCCCTTGCACCGGGAGCAGGGGGGAGTACACAACGCCTTAGAGGATGCTATCTATCAAGCGCAGTGTGTGCAATACTGGCTATCTCACCTCTGTATGAACAGAGATATTGTAAAGGAGTTTACCAATGAGTAGAGAGCATGAGACTGAAGAGCTTGTACAGGACTTAGAAGAGGGTTGTACTCGCTCCCGCATTGACGAGCGTTACGACCTCGTACCGTTCTGTGGCTTGCGCCGAACGGCAGGACGGTTTGCCCTGGGAGCAGACAAGCATGGGGAAGGTGACTGGAAGAACGGGCAACGGCCACAGACGGCAATCAATCACATGATTAAGCACCTATACCACTATAAGGAACTCCTTGAGGAAGGATACTCCCCCAAGCAGATAGCTGAAATGGATGATGACATAGCGGCGATTGCTTGGGGAGCGTTTGCGCTTATGTGGTATGAGGAGAACATGCCTGAACTCTTCCCCCTGGGTAAGAAGGAGCTTACCCATGCTGAGCTACAAATCATTCGTGCTAATAGCTTGCCTTATGAAGAGGGGACAAGGATACTGCGCGAAATGGAAAAGGAGATGCGAGAACGCCACGCGAAAGAGCGAGAGGAGTTTGAGACTTCGGTTGGTCCCGCACGGTTAAAGTATGGACGGGTAACGGCAGTAGAGTTTAACGAACGGTTGCGTAGTGTGGTAGCGGGAGAAGATACGCTTCCTGAGCTTGTGGATAAGCCCATTGGTGAAGCGCAAGCTTACTTCCCCCACGAAGAAGGGAAGTCCGTAAGCACAGCAGACACTATCCCTCCTTACCCTTGTGAGGTATGCCCTGAGCAAAAGCAAGCACCTCTTTGCATTACCTGTGAGAAGACAGACGAATGGAATGATAAGTACGATGCTTGAAACTAAGATTACCGAAGCAATACATAAGTACCTGGACAGCGTGGATGCTTGGTACTTTAAGGTGTGGGGGAACGCTTTTCAAATGAGTGGAGTCCCTGACACGGTTGGTTGTTATAGGGGTAGGTTCGTTGCCCTGGAAACCAAGACAGCCGAAGGACGGTTGCGAGGTAACCAGAAAAAGCGGATACGCGACATACGCAAGGCAGGGGGAGTTGCCGAGGTAGTTAGGTCCGTAGAGGACGTACAAACTATACTTGACAAATTAGATAAGTGTATCCTATAATGAACCTGCTCGTTTGATTACCTTCCTTCTAATGACCCTGTGTAGCTAGCTACTATGCAGGGTCAATTTTTATTTGAGGAATTATCCGCGTAGAGGGTTTTACCCGCGTCAAGTGTGGTATACTCTTACTGTAGCCAGTGAGAGGATACGGTCTTGCAAGACAGATTACAGTCCCTTGCTGGCTACAAAGATATTTTTAGAATTATCCGCGTAAAGGGTTTTATCCGTGTCAGAGTGTGGTATAATATATATGTAAGAGAGAATGGAGTTTGAAGAACTTGACTTCGTTCTAGGTAGCTATCGGCAAGCGAGTAATTGCTTGAGGTGCGAAGTTTTCCGACTGGTGGAGGTGAAACCCTCCACGCTACCCAAACAAAAGCCTCTCTTACGGAAGGTAGGAAACGGAAGGTTGCTTAAACCCTGTTCACTTGTGGCGAGGTGAGCAGGGTTTTTCTTTTGCGAAAGTGTTGACACGTTACTATGGATAAGGTATTATATCCGCGTTGGGGGACACAAGCACAATGGACACATTCGCGACAGTACATAAAAAGGGAGAGCACAAAGCATATTATGCAGGGCAAGTCATTGCCACAGGTACCACGAAGGAAGAGTTAGCTACTGACCTCTTCCACAAGACAGGGGTTCGTATGAGTGAGTACCGGGTAACTTGCTCGGTCAACATGGAAAGAGGGGGAATCTCTAATAGCTGGCAACGAAGGGGGAAGCAATGACAAACGAACAAGTCTTTAACAAGGCACATGCGGCAGGCATGAAAGCCGCGCAGGAAGTTACCGTCAATCCGATGATTGTACAACAGAGGGCAAACGTCCTTGACGATAACTCACCAGTTACTCAGCAATGGCTTGTTGAGGATGGCGTATGTGGCTTTGCTTGGGTAAGCATTAAAGGCAATACCAAGTTTGGCCGTTGGGCAAGCAAGACAGGACGGGCAAGCAAGGGGTACCCCACAGGGCTTAATATATGGGTACATGAGTTTGGACAGAGCTACACGCGCAAGTATGCGTATGCACAAGCCTTTGCTAATGTCTTGCAGGAGAACGGTATTATTGCTTATGCGGGAGGAAGGTTAGACTAATGCGAGTGACACAGTTAGGACCGAACAAAACCGAGTTAGCCGTTAACGGCTCAGTGATTCTCTACTCATACGAGACACCGGTAGCCGTGACTATCCTAACGACTACCTATATTACCGCAGAGCGGTATAGCCGAACGACAAGTAGCCATATTAAGCAATGGCTAGACGGGAAACCTTACAAGCAGGTTGACCAAACGACTATTAAGAGCCTTGTTAACGCTATCACGTCCAAGGCTATCGACTTGCGGGATATTACCCGCATAGTGGGAGAGAGCGTATGAGGTTCAAAGTAACCAATCTTTGTTGGAAGAAGGGGGAAGAGTTTCACGAGGAGAGCACACTCTCCCCCCACCAACTTAAGGTGTTCTATCCGGTAGTATATGAGTGCTTTACCTTTCTCTCGAAAGCTATGCGCATAGAGATAAGGTTTAGCAACGAACGTTTGCTTGTGGTAGAGGAGGTAATCAATTGACAGCATTGTTAGAGCCGAAAACCGAATACAGAGACCGCTACACCGAAGAGCAATACGACGAGATGCTTAACGAGTGCCATGAGCAAGTCAAGCTTTGTGGCATGACCTTTGACCCTGCGTATGTGCTAAAACAAATTGACCCTGTGGCGTATCGCTGTGGCTTTGCCGACTATCAGGAAGAGGAAGAGGTGTTCCTTTGCCCTGTGTGCGGAGAAGAGCATGGTATAGAGGAGGAAGCAAGGTGGTGTTGTCAAGAGGAAGATGACTTCACTTGCCAATACTGCGGAGTCTTGCATGGTTCAACCGAGTTAGCCAAAGCTTGTTGTGAGGAGGAAGAGTAGTGTACGAAGTACAAGGAATAGACGGACGGTATAGCGTTAACGTGGAAGCGCTTGGAGAACTGCGCTTTGTGAATAACGAGGGGGAAGAGTACGCTCTTAAGGATATTTACCCTTTGTATAAGAAGGACTTTCCAAACGATGATATTACCTATGAGGACTTTGTAGTCCAATTCATCGCTATGCAAGTAAGGCATAAGTCGGAAGGAATGTCTACCTATAACATGCTAAGGATTGCTAGTAGCATTCGTAAAATAGAAGGAGGTGAGGACAATGACAGGGATAGAGAAGGAGCTAGCCCCTCGCTTGACGGATGACTTTATCCGCGTAGAAGTGGCGAAGATGGAGGAAGGTAAGTACAAGCTTATCATTAATGACTTAGCTATTAGCTATCATTCGACACAGGTGGAAGCGCTTACTTCTGCCGCTGTCTTGGTAGAGTGCGTAGCGGCAGGAGGTTGCCCTGGTGGAGTTACACGTTTCTGAAGGTAACGTAAAGATAGGGAACGTAGTTAGCGTATCGTTACCACCGGTACTTAGCTGCGTTCCCGGTATCCCTTGCCGTAAGAAGTGCTATGCCTTGAGAGCTTGGCGACTGTACCCGAATACGCGCAAGGCATGGAAGGAGAACTTAGAGATTGCACAGCAAGACTTGGCTTACTTTGAAAGGGAGCTTATAGCCAACTTGCAAAAACGAAGAAGTAAGCGCTATTTTCGTTGGCATGTGAGCGGGGACATCCCCTTCCCGTCTTACGTTTCCATGATGATTAGAGTAGCGCTAGCTCTCCCTGATTGGCACTTTGTCTGTATGACCAAGCGCTATTCATGGGTAGAGAAGAGGAACTTTCCCAGTAACCTGACTATGATTTGTTCAGCTTGGGGAAGCAATTGTCCTAAGAATGACTTGCCCGTAGCACAAGTAGAGTTTAAGACCGGACCACGAAAGGAAGGAATCTATTGTCCCGGTACTTGTACGTCTTGCAAGCTTTGTTGGGAGTTAGAAAGGGGACAGACTATCGTATTTAAGGAACATTGAGGAGGTAGACGTACTATGTATTGGTATGACTATGTAATGTTTGGGATTGATATAGTACTTATTGTCTGCTTGATTGCAGGATTTATGGCTTTCATTGCCGCGCAAGCGAACTTTAAGATTGTTCACCAACGAATAGACGCTCTTGCCGAGCGGTTAAACGCACGGCTTGACGCGGTAGTAGAGCAATCCCAAAATAATAGAGACCGGTCTCTCGATAATAGAGACCGGTCTCTCGATAATAGAGACCGAGCGCAGGATATGATGCGCAAGACGGAAGAGTCTGCCGAAGAGATTAAGCGCATACATGAGGCAACGGGCAAGCTCTTTGAGCATACCCAAGCCGCTGCCGCTACCATTATGTCTGTGCATAATCGGTTGGGAGATGTAGAGAACTGGCAAAACCAGTTACGGGAACTTGCCCTTGATTGCCAGCAGGCAAAACGGCGAGTCGATGACATTGCAAAGCAGGTATATGGAGGAACACAGTGAACGCTACACAGCAAACTCTTGAGAGAGCAAGGAAAGTGGTAGCTCGGGGAGCAGGGAGGCTCCCCGTCCTATTCACCTATGAGGAGTACGAGCTAGCGCTGTATGCGTTAGACCGATTAATCGCACAGCTAGAAAGCAAGGAAGTCTATATCTGTGCCGAGTGTGAACGCCTCTACGAACCGCGTAGACGGGACTCCCGCTACTGTTCAGCACATTGCCGTTGGACGGCACGAAATAAACGAAGAAAACCTATTGACACGGCTGTGCTAGGTGAGCTAGAATAAACGTGTAGGCAGCAAGCCACAAACAAAGGAGTGAACGAATGAGCAGTGTACGTGATAACATAGACCGCTTAAAGGGAATGACACGCGAGGAAGAAGAGGAAGCGTTACGGAACGCGTTCCCCTCTCCCGTGGAAGTCGCTCAAATGAGGGACTACTTTAAGGGAGCAGCAGAAGAGCTAAGCACCTTAGAGGATAAGGTTGTACAGTTTACCATGCCTGCCCGTGACATTATCGTGTTAGAGTTCTTCTGCACCATATTCGATGGCTACACTACAGACGGCTATCCGAGCAAGGAATTGGTTGCTCAATGTCACGAGACTTTTGACGTGACAATACAGGGGATGCTTGCCGAGGTATCCAAGCTCCTGCGCGAGGGCAATGATGTAACGAGCGTTGCCGCTGTCTTGACCTTCAATGAAGAGGCTTGCCGAGCAATGACTACTATCCTTACCTCTATCTTAGAGAAGGAGACTAACTATGAGGTTGGTGATAGCCCTTCGGCAGAAGTCTAAGCGAGAGCTAAGAAGACTTGCAAAGCGATTGCTCCTGCAAGAAAAGTACCAGGAAGCAGAGGAAGTCTACGCCTACATCGAAAAGGTGTATGGCGTAGACTCTACAAAGAGTGAGGTACAGTATGAATGAGAAAGACGAGAAGATACTTGCCAAACTAAAGGGCAAGCTTAGCCTAGTAAAAGCCCTACAGCAGGCAGAGCGTATCTCCCCAGGGGAACCGGTTAAGCCACAGGAGCAAGACAGTTACCGACATCGCTTTACTGTGGCAGGGAAGGAGGAAGAGGAATGACCCCTTATGCGAAGGCACGGCATTACCCACCGATGGATAACAAAGCTTACAAGCAAGCTGTCTGTGCGGAGATGCTAGCCCTTGAGTTTCACTTACAAGCCGAGGCGTTGTATGAGGCAGCAAGCGCACAAGGGCTTGACCTGTACGGTAACTACGGATACTACCACAAGCATCCCAAGGAATTAGTTACTCTGATAAAGGAGCATACTCGTGCTAGTTCGTAACGCTTTTGGGGGGACAATGAGCAAGCCCTCTACCAATATAGTTGTCCCTGGCTATGATGATTACCATTTTGTCGTCACACGCGGGAACTATGTAGACGTACAAGAGGATGATTTATATATCCTTACCGAGTACTCTACCGGTTTAGGCGTAGCCTTTGGACATACCGCTAAGGAAGCAGTAGAGGACTTCCTTACCCGTAGAACACGGGAGCAATTCGAGAAGAAGTATAAGGAAGCGATAAGCCGCTATGGTATCCTTAATAAGGAGGATTAGAGCATATGAGGATGTACGTCTTTACTATCTATGACTCATATGTAACGGTTGCTACCGGTTCGTATGAGGGTTCAGCGAGGAAGAAAGCCGCTTCCGCATTCCGTAAGCACATGGCCGAACGAAAATTTCCTAAGGAAGTTATCGAACAAGGCATTACTAGTATGAAATTACAAGGGGTTTGTGAGTGGAATGGGGGACTTGTACTTAATCAATTTCTCGGTAACTACGTAGCTATTAGCAAAGAATACAAGCCCTGTAGCTACCGAGAGAAGCTAGGAATTAAACGGGAGGAAGATTAATGTTTTATCTTATCCGGTCAAAGGATAACTACGTAACCATACTTTGCCCCCACTGTCACCAATGGCAACCGGCTACTTCGCGCAACATATACACGGTAACCTGTACCGTGTGTAAGCAAACATACGTTCTTCGTAACCTCTTGCACTCTCTTACCCTGCAAGATGGCGCAAAGTATCAAGAGTGGTCAATGGCTATGAAAGGAGAGGTACCATGCAAACGGTTACAAGTACAGGCGTAGCCCTGGATACGGAAGACCCTGCCGCTGAACTGTGCAACCGACACCTTGCTTATTTGAATAAGCAACGTAAGGCAGGGGTTCGTGGTATCGTTGCCAAAGCAACACACCCGAACGGCTTTACAGAGCTTGTCCTCGTACAGGATAGCAAGGTTGTCTTTTCTGCCCGAAGGTCAGAGGATATGGCCGTACACCTTGACATCCTGGCGAAAGCAGAGGAGTTTAAGCGACAATGATTACTGTCTATGATGAACACGGCAACGCTATCCTTGAACTGACCGAGCAGCAATATTCTCGCCGCGTAGAACGCCTATTCGTCAATGTGAGGAAGAGGTTGCAACGGTTAGAGCAGCGAAGGGAAGAACTAGGAGAGTACAAAAAGAGAGCAGACAAAGCCCTCTTTAATTCCCAGGGAGCAGACAGGCGTATCTTTGTGCTCTTCCAACGCGTCAAGGAATTGGAGGAAGAGCTTGAAAGGATAAAGAATCATGAGTGACCTTGCTTCGTTTCTCATTGCTACCGTATGTGTACTTTTGGTTGGGCTATTATCTTTCACGTATATGAGGCGCTGTTAGGAGGAACGTATGTTTGTTTCACAAAAAGGAGCTATCACGGGTAACGACTGGCAAACCCAAGACGGGCATTCTATCCGTAGCGGTACCTTGTCGTTTGAGTGTGATGTGTTTAGCTCTATGCCTATTCTTGGTGGGAGGGTTATCCTTGAGTGTGACGAGGGGGAAGTCTCCTTCTTCTTAGACAAGTGCTCTGCCACAGGAAAAGAAGCGCAGGTAATCGTTACAGGACCAGCTTGGTTTACCCTCGATAGTGGAGCAATCCCAGGGTACGTAACCTTTACCTTTATTCCCACGCACATGAACCAACTCACTAACCAACACGGGGAAAAGGTTGGTTTCCTAGTGACCGGTCCCACGAACAAGAGAGTAGACTTTCTCTTCGACTTCTACCGCTACTTTCGGGATAAGGGGGGAAGATGATAGATACTTGCCGTATCCTTATCACGCTTGACTGTAACTTCCGTTGCTCTTACTGTTGTAACGAGCTACCAGAGATACAGGAGCAATTCATTAAGGTAAACTCCTTAGAAGACATCCCTTGGAATGCTTACCAAAAAGTATGTATCTCAGGTGGGGAACCCATGTTACGGGTAGACAGGTTAGACTATGTGCTTTACTACACCCGTGCGCATAGGTTACCGGTATATCTATATACCAATGGGCTATTCCTCTATGGCTTTTTAATTGACCGACTTATAGCCGAGGGAGTAACCGCTGTCAATATCGGTTGGCATGGGAGGGAAGCGGGTATTCACCGAAGCATTTTTACCCATCCCAAGGTACGAGTGACCGCTATTGAGGGGACACCTGTACCCGAATGGTTAGAACAAGCAACGACAGTTAGACGTGTTCCGTTAAACGTGTGCGAGACACCGAACGAGCACCTATATATTTGGAGGGAAGATGATTAAGTTTGTACTCGCTATGTTGATAGGGACACTTGCCCTAAGTACGGCTATCGTCATGGGATTAGACAGCAAGTTCCTATACTGTGGTCTTGCCTTTATCGTTGGGATACTTAGCATATGCTATGCGATGAAGCAGGTCGAATAGGAGGTGAGTAGGTGACTCGGGAAGCTGAACAATTCAAGCGAGAGTGCCAAAGACAGCCCTGCGCTATGTGCGGAGACCGTCCTACGGTTGCTAGGATAACGAATCCTAACCATCCTTTGTGGGAGCAATGGGTTTGTAATACGTGTAAGGAGGAACTATTGAGCCGACAAACCGATACTTGGGTAAAAAACGAGAACGGTAACTACGTGTACCGTACATCGGCTACTCATTGGACAGTATACCACGAAGAGAGAGGTTGGTTCTTTATCGGACGGGGAAGGGGAGCAACCGGACCATACCCCACCGCAGAAGATGCTAAGCTTTGCTGTGAGCAGCGTATGAAATTACCGAGCTACGAAGAACTTGAGAAACAGGTTGCCAAGCTACAAGGGGAGAACTGCAAGCTTCGTAGCGCTATGAGCTTAGCGGTTAATCACCTGTTAATAAAGGAGGATACTTGAATAAGGTATTATTCAACAAACTAGAGCTTGCCCTTGAAGAAGTGCAAGAACGTAAGAAGGCTATCGCTATCAAGAAAGGAGAACTTAGCCAGCTTGAGAGTGAATGCTACGCTGCCAAAGAAAGAGCAAGGGATATTGTCTTTGAGCTAGCGGAGGAAGAACTAGATATGGACTTAAAGGAGTACTGACTTGACGCACATACATGAGGTAGAGTGTGACCGCTGTGGTAAGCGATTCCCTGCCGATACGAACAAACGAAGCAATATCGTAGAGCGTATCTACCGAAGGTACACAGACCAAGAGGTCAATGAGTACGACTTCTGCGAGACTTGCCAAAGTAGTTTTACCGCTTGGATGATGAAGGGAAAGGATAAATGAATAACAAGTGTACGGTATGTGGAAGGGAGTTACCCTATCCCACCGAGACAACCGAAGAAGTCTGCTCCCACTGTGGGACAAGCTACTCCATACAAGACGGCTATCTCTATGTCGCCTTTATTGCCTATGGCGTTGCTACCGAGAAGGGTTTGGTAAGAGTCTACTTACGAGAAAGCACCGCACGAGGGCAAGCTACCCGTATTAACAACGGGCATGGGTATATCAGAGGTACCGCACGTGTGGTAACCTTGAGGAGTTAAATGAGCTATACTTCAACTATCGTACATACCTTCGTGTGTGACCGCTGTAAGAAGGTACAAGACGGGGATAACTTGAATTGGTGGTTTATTGACGTAGGAGTACGGAACAGAGAGGAAACGCTCAGTCACTCTTCAACCTATGATTTGTGCGATGAATGCTTTGAATTGTTCCGTACACGGTTTATTAAGAAGGAGGAGTAGAGGAAGGGGAGGGAACTTACCCCTCCCCTTTTGCTTTGCTTATTGAGTACTATCTTCCCCAGTAAGCACCGGTTTCAAGCTCTCCCTGACAAACTTATCCGCTGCCATAAGGACAGCCGTAGCCAGGGGAATGAACACAGGGTTAGTCACGAAGTCGCCAACGTTGACCAGCAAGTGAGCCATTCCCGCAGAGACAGCACCATAAGCCATAGCTCTGCCCAAACGAACGAGCGCAGTCTTCAATGCAACAGACATCTCTTTTCCTCCTTTCCTTGTTGTCGCTGGCTTGTGCCACTCTTCCCCCTGTAGCCAACGAATACAGGTAGCTATCGCTCCCTTCACCATTGCTCTTACCAGCGCAGGGAGTGACTTCTCTATCAGTTTACGCGCGTAGGCTTTTCGTTTCTCCGCACTCTCTTTTGCCCATCGCTCACGTTGCTTTACCGCATACCTCTGTAGTATAACATCCCAGGTCTCAAACCGTCCACTCTTTCGGTTGTATTGCCCATGCCCTCTACGTACCATAGGGTTAAAGGTAGGTTCGTCCTCAGGGTCAACGGCAGGGGGAAGCGGTTGGGTAATCGGCTCTTTCCACTTCCCCGCTTTCTTTTTCCGTTGTCGGTCAAAGATAACTTCCCAAGTCTCAAAGCGTTGCCGCTTGGGATTCCATAGACCCTTACCCCTGCGAACAACGGGAGGAAAACCTTTCTCGTCTTCAGGGTCTAAAGCCATCGCTTTGCTTCCCTTCGCAGGTAGTTGCCCCCTGTGGTAGCTATCCCTGGTAAGACAAGCAAGTCCCATTTCCCGCGTTGCTTAATACCAAGCGTTACCTCTACCTCCCCATGCGTCAACACATGTTCCCGGTCAAGGGGAATGTCATGCCGCTTACAGAGCTTTGCCACAAGCTGAGCGCAGGCAACGAGTTGTACGGGCAAAGGAGGGTAAGCTCCCAGGTTTTGTGGGATAGCCCCCCACGCGCAACAGAGCGCAATACCGATACTCCCGCTGTTACACCTGCGCGTGTGCGCTGCGTAGCCGAGCTTTAGCGGTTCTTCGTTCCTTATGACGGGGACAGCAGGAATAACCAAGCCATCCCCATCAATGAGGTAGTGGTAGTGTAGCCTATCTAGGATATTAGGCGTATACTTGCCAGCCGTCCAATGAATCACAATTCTACGCATAGTCTACCTTCCTTTCCAAGACCTACCTGACAATAGAGCAGTTATTGCTCCTTTACTTACCCCATATTCATTAGCGAGGAAAGACTGAGAAACCTTCCAAGGAATATACCGTTTCTTAATCTCTTCTCGTTGTTCCCTGGTCAATTTATCCCGTCCTCTGCATCTCCCCTTACGGCTCTTATCCTGTGCGTTATCCTTATCAGTCCCTAACCATAAATGAGCAGGGTTACAACACCTTGGATTGTCACAACTATGAAGTACGTCTAGCCCTTGTGGTACATCTCCAAAGGCTAGCGTGTACATGAGTCGATGGATAAGCCATCGCTTACCATAGTATCGTATCCTTCCATAGCCCCCATGACCACGGGTAACTACTTCACCTACTGTATGATTCCAACACTCTTCCCACGAACCTACCTGTATCTTGCTCCAAAAGGAAGTGCGCGTAAACTGGTTAGCCATAACAGTATTATAGCTATTGGACGGCATACTGTCAAGCTTATATAGAGACCCCTTTCATGCGTAGCATCTCACCTTGTACCCGTAAAGTCTTTCGGGCAATCTCCTTTCCGTCAAGTTCAATAACTACTGTGGTATCCTTACTCCCGGCTATCTTCTGTATTAAGCCCCCTATCGGACCCCCTGCCGAGATAGCCGCTGAGCGTTTGAGCATAGAGGGGTTACTTAAATCCCCGGCAACCTTGCCCATAGCAGCCGCTACCTTGAATCGGCTAGCAAGTAATCCTTGTACCAAGCCTTCGATAATATGACCACCGAACTTGAAGAAGACGCGGGAAGGGGAAGAGATAGATAACTTCTCCTTCATTACCGCTGTGATAGCCTCAGAGAGTGCCGCCATAACATTCTCTAAGCGAGGCTCTGCTGTCTTCATCCCGTCAATAATACCCTCGATAATGGCTTGACCGACAACGGGCATAGCCGCAGGGTCAACCGCTACCCCTTTCCACAGGTTAGCCTGTGTTTTAAGCAGGTTAGTAACGACTCCCTTAAGGTAGTCCTTCTTACGAGCAAGCCCTGGTACCGAAGCGATAAGAGCGTCAACAATCTTGTCAGCACTCCCGGTATCCGACAGTCTACCGAACAAGTCTGTGGAATCCTTCCAACCAAGCTTAAGGGTACCTTCTACCATTTCCCTAACTTTGGCAGCGACATCCTTTAGACCAGGGAACTTAGCCTGCATTCCTGCGGTTAAGCTGGCGATAATTTTCTCACCAATCTCCCGTTGCTTCTTTATCATAGTGTCTTCATCCTTGACACTAATACCCGCTGCCTCATAGACTGCTTTACGCGTCATAAGGAACAGTTCCGAGAGAGCACTTGTCTTAACCATAGACGAGACAGAGGATGAACTACTTCCCCCTCCCCCACCAAACACTCCCTTAAGCAAGTCCTTGATATTCCACTTAGACTTAGCTGTGCTAGTTACCGTATTCCAGACATCGAGCGTTGCCGTCTTTAACTCGGGATAGGCAGCTACCATTCCCTTGACCACAGCGCAAGTAATGTCATAACCCTGTTGTTGTAACTCTTGCTTGGCTTTCTGCTCAGCCTCAGACGGTTGTTTCTTCTTGCCCCCCTTGCCAAAGAGACCTCCCAAGAGACCACCGACTAAGCCACCAATCGGACCACCAACGGCCATGCCAATTCCACCAAGGAGAGACCCTGCCATATTGCCGCTACCTATTCCACCGACAACGGATTGCAAGGGACCAAACCAGCTAGACCCTCCTATCTTCGGGAAGAGTTGACCGACCAAGCCAAGAATATCCGTAGCACCGGTAGGAGCACCGCTACTAATCCAAGACATCACCGACTCCATACCAGAGGCATAGGCTTGCGCGTTCTCCCTGCCCATTTCCATGAACTCTTTCTTGCCGTAGCTCAGCCGCTTAATGATTTGCTTATTGACAGCATCGGCAGCCATTTCAGCAGTCAGTGTCCCGCTAAGCATCCCCTTAGATAACCAATCAACGAACTCTTGACCAAGCTTCTCTACCGCTTCCTGGTAGGCTTGCTGTTCCGAGAAGAACGCATTCACGTTAGCATTGATAGCGTCAATAATCTGCGAGAACGTTGACCCCCTCCCCCGGTTAGCCAGCGTGTTAAGCATGTTCTCCTGTGCTTGTTGCTGAGCGTCAAGGTGAGCCTGTAAGATAGCCTTCATCAATTCCTTGTTGTTACGAATAGCCTCAGCAGCTTTCTCCTGAGCCGCTATGGTAGCGTCAACTACTGCACTTATCATATCTTTCTTAAACTGCAAGGCAGCAGCCGCGTCAACAATCGGCTTAACCCTGACAAGGAACGCCTCCCGCTCAGCTTGTGTACCGAGGGAAGCATTCATAATCTCTCGGGCAAGGTTATTGCCAAAGATAGAAGTGAGCCGTTCTAAGGTTTCCCGCTGTGCAAAGATAGCCTCATAGCTTTGGAGTACTAAGTCAGCAGCCGAGTTAGTGCCTTCCATAAAGCCGAGTACCAAGTCCTCGCTCAATCCCTTACCGAGTTCTTTCCACTTCTTCCGCAGGGTAACACGCATCTTGTCAATGCTTTCCTCGATAATCTTCTGCTTGGCATTCATTGCTGCCTTAGCGTTAGCTACCTCAGCTCCCGACTCCTCGATACCCTTCTTGGTAAAGTTGAGCTTGTTCTCAAGGTTCTCCTGCGCTTGCCGCTCCTTGCGGATAGTTCCCGCTCGTTCAAGCATCATGCGGTAAGCATCCCACAGACTGATAGAGCCGTTACGGATACCTTCAGCAAGCTTATTAACCCAGTCTCTCCCCAGGGTATCCATCTGCCTGTCTTGAGCATCGAGATAGCCAATGTACCCCTCTACGATAGAGTTAGCCACATCAAGCAGGTTCCCAGTACCAGACCGCAAACCTTGCAGCATGGAAGTAATGTTCTCCTGCCCCATGCCAAAGTAGGCGTCATTAATCCGCAGGTTAACCATACGAGCACCCGCAGCGATATTATTAACAATTTCCTGCCCTGCCTTAACCTGCTTGGGTTTCTGCCGCGTGATAACGCCATAGGCACGAACAAGCAATTGTGCCATAGCCTGCTCTGCTCTGATAGTCCCGTCACGAATCCCCCGCTCTAAGTGGTCAATGAACTGAGCACCGACTCCCCGTAAGATTTGGTTATACTCCCGTGGAGTGGTAGACAAGATATTCGCTAACTGCCGTGCCGTATCATACACAGACGTTGACCGACTCTGCATCCCCCGCGTCATACTGTTAACGGCAGTCTGACCAATCTGTATGTACACGCGCGAGGGGGAATGCATCGCTAACTGGTCTCGCGTTCCCGCTTCCATCCCTGCGCCAATCGCTCTACCCGCTGTGGTAGCAGCCGTGCGCAGTTGTCGGATAGCTGAGGGAGCAGTCATTGCACGGGCAATCGGCATGTACGTCCAATGCCAGGGTTCCCCCGGTACGTTTTGCGCCCATCCCGCAGCCTCTAACGCGGCACGAGCAGCAGCCGACAGATTACGCGGCAAGTCTACTGCCGCTCCTGCCTCATGATAGGAATGCCCTGGTCTTGCCGCTCTCCCTGCCCCATACTGATTATATAAACGTTGTTGGTCAGCACGGGAACGGCCAGCGTTACCACCGGATACTCGAATACCGAACCGCTGCAAGATAGGAGCGATAGAGTTAGCCGCTCCCGCAGCAAGCCAGCCTCCCCCAGGAATACGACGAGTCCCCGCAAGCATGGAAGCGCTAAAGGTTTCTGCGAGAGAGCTACCCATGCTTTTCATCAAGCTTTCAATCCCTCCCCGCATTCCCCCGACACCTTTCTTTAACCCCTCCATCAAGTTGACACCAACGTTGAACATCTCTTTAGACGGCGAAGAGATACCCAACGCGCGTTTGATAGCGTTGACAATGCGCCGTCCAATGTCAGTAATCCAAGAGATAATACCGGAAACCTTTGACTTAGCTCCATCCCACAGCGCTTGCAGCATCTCCCTACCAGCAGCTAACCAGTTACCTACCGTAGACTTGATAGCGCTCCACATGGACTTTAACCAACCAAGCCATGTGTTCAACATCGCACGGCACTTACTGATAATAACATTACCAATAGCCGTTGCCGCACTCGTGAGCACTTGCTTAATCGCATTCCATGCCGCTACTGTGGCATTCCTAACGCTATTCCACAGACCGGAGAAGAAAGCTCTAATCTTAGACCAATGCTTGATAACCAATCCTTCAGGCGTATAGTTAAGGAACATGTTCTTTAACCATTCCCACGCTACTCGAAAGACCGTCTTCACTCCCTCCCACAGCGCTCGGAAGAACGCAGTTATCTTATCCCAGTGTTTGATAACCAAGCCTTGTGGCGTATAGTTAAGGAAGAGGTTCTTGATAAACTCCCACGCTTCCTTGAATCGCTTAGTTACCTCAGCCCATAACGCTTGGAAGAAGGCTTTAATCTTATCCCAGTTCTTGATAACCAAGTACACAGCAACCGCTAATGCGGTAATCGCTACCAGGATAAGACCGATAGGACTGGTAAAGAAAGGAATAAGTTTAGCGATATTCAACACCGCATGGAAAGCTTTGAATACTTTGATAACCCTTTCCAAGTTACCGATGATAGACCCTGCTACCATAAGCAGAGGACCAGCAGCCGTGACAAACAGGACCAGACCAACCGCAGCTTTCTTAATCGGGTCCGGTAACTGACCAAACCATTTGGCAAAGTTACTGATATGCTTAGCCGCTCCTACCAAGGACTTAGTAAGCTGTTGAATCATCGGCATAAGAGACATCCCTATCTCAGTTGCCGCCTGCGTAACCATTTCCTTAGTACGTTTGAGAGCGTTAGAAGGGGAGTCAGCAGTTCGTGCCATGTCCCCTTGCGCCTTAGAGGTTCTATCCATAATCAAGGCGTAACGAGCTAATGCCTTGTCTTGCTCAGAGAGTACAACCTTATGCCCCTTGGAGGTCTTCACCAGGGTACCAAGTCCCATCTCCATAGCCTTAGTCTTAATGTTATCCTCGGTGAGCAAGATACCAAGTTGCTTAAGCGGTTCAATCTCTCCGCTAATTCCCGCGCGTAGCTTCTCGAATGCCTCCTCAGGTTTGAGGTTGTAGAAGGAAGCCATATCATAGGCAAGCTTCGTTAAGCCAGTAGCCATCTCATAGGACTTCTTTTCAGACAAACCCATCGACTGGTACATAACATCAAAGGTTGCCGCTTGCCGTTTGACCGCGTACTCGTTTAAGCCGAGAGCTTGTGACAAGTTCTTCGCCCATGCGTTTGCTTGCCCTGTCATGCCTTTGAAAGATTCCTTAACGAGGTTTTCCGATTCGACAGCATCCATACCAAGCTTAAGAATCCCCGCTCCTGCCGCTGCCAAGGGAAGGGAAACATACTTAGACAAGCCAGCACCAACGGATGACAGGGACTTACCGAGGTGTTGCATCTTTGACTCAGCGCTAGACGCTTCCCCCGCAAGCCCCTGTACCTTGTTCTTGGCAGCATCCATTGACTGACCAAGGGAACCGGTATCAATCTTCATCGCAACAAGCAGTTCACCTACAGTCAGCGCCATGATACTACCTCTTCTTACGTTGGTCGTTTACCTTATCCGCAGGGAGTAAGGCAATTAACGCTTCGTCGCTCATGTGGTCCCCGTCTACAATACGTTCCGGTCTTTCGTCTAACGGCTTATCCCCCGCAGGGTCACACATAATATTATATGTGGAGTTAGGGCTTAGCCCTCGCATAAGCGTATAGAAGAATCGCCAGGAGAACTCGTAGTTGTCATCCTTCCAAACCTTGCGCAGTTCTATGTGATACTCCCGCAAGAAGTCAGCTTCCACATAAACCCATAACGCGAGGAACTTGAGAGGGTCTTCCCCCTGCCCTCCCCCATTGATAAGGTGGTGGGGGAAGTACCGCTTCTCTTCCTCGCTCATTCCACCAAAGGGTCTTCTACCTTCACAACTTGCTGGTCTCTCGCATGGGGGACAGCCCCTCCGCTATACGCGGCGATGATTTCCTTAATCATCTCAGCCATCACTTCCATAGAATAGTCGTTGCGGTCAAGTAGCTCTGCCATCATGGTCTCGCCCATAAATTTCTCTGCCAAGAAGATAACCTCATGGGCAGGAAGCTCTCCCCCGTTCTCATGTTGCAAGCGAAGAATACGCACCATAACGCTTGCTGGCAAGTCGGCAGGGAGTGTGTATTCCTTGTCAAAGATTTTTACGATAAGGGGTTCTTTTTCCGTTTCCTTACGGAAGGCGTCAAAGTCCAAGTAACGAGTGCTGTCAGACATACGAAGTCTCCTTAGAAGTAGTTAGCCGTTTTTATACGGAACGGCCAAACCGCTACACTGCCAAAAGGTAGTGCGTAGGCTTAGGCAATGGTAACTTGACCACTGACATTAAGCGTTGCTTTCCAGTCAGCAACCGCGTTAACGTCACCGCTCGGTCCCCCGACTTCCGCTGTGGCGTCAAACGTCCAAGTCGTACCCCCAGGGGTAGTCAACCGGAATCGGCCAATGGACGTAGGACCAACATTGCGGGAGAGGCTTTCCACTGCTTCCTGCCCTGCATCCCGTGCCTTAGTCGCTACGTCTTCCATGAAGAAACCGTCAAGTGTAATAGTGAGACCACGGGCAGCAACCATGTGCTCAGTCCAACCGTTGCTATCAAAGTCCGAAGTATCGACATCCTGCTTGTTAGGGTCAATACCAAACGCGCGGATACCAGCGATGTTAGTGTAAACATCCGGTCCCGTAGAAGTCCGAATATCCTTTCCCCAGTCACGGGCAAGTACCTTAGTAACTGCCATCTCTTTAACCTCCACAAGAATTGCCCGTAAGGGCTTAGGTAAGCGTTACCTGACCGCTCACGTTGAGCGTTGCTTTCCAGTCGGCACAGGCGTTAACATCGCCACTCGGACCACCGACCTCAGCCGTAGCAGAGAAGTCCCACAAAGTACCCCCAGGGGTAATCATGCGGAAGGTTCCCAAGGAAGCGGGACCAACTTGCCGAGCAAGGGTTTCCACGAGTTGTTGACCAGGGTCTCGTCCACCGGTAGTAGCTCCCCCGAGCAGGTTAGACGCAGCCATCGCCGTTACAACACCAGCACCGGTTTCCCCTGTCGGTACAGTGATAACTAACTCACCAGCCGTGGGGTCAGCCGCTCCCTCTACCGCAGCCTTCACTTGGTTAGCCGTAGAGGTCGCCAGTCCCCCTGCATCCGTTGCAACGGTAACCGTTACCGCGTTACCTACCACAGCTACCGAAAGAGGGGTATTGTTCCCCGAGACCACGTAAGCCACAGTGACCGAGTTACCCGCTGTACCCGTTACCGCTAAGGTATAAATCAGGTCATTGTTGGCACCGACAAGGTTGGTGCGCAAGAAAGCCGCAGTAGCCGTAGACGATTCCATAAAGAAACCGTCAAGTGTAATGGTAAGACCACGAGCCGCTACCATGTGCTCAGTCCAACCGTTACTGTCGAAGTCCGAGGTATCTACGTCTTGCTTGTTCGGGTCCGTACCGAACGCGCGGATACCAGCGATGTTGTAATAGTTGCCCCCTGACTTAATGAACTTTTTCCAGTCACGAGCAAGAACCTTCGTTACTGCCATAGCCGTTACTCCCTATGCATAGTTTGATTGCGCACTTCTACTAACAGGTTAAGCGTATACTCTTGTCTCCCGTTAGCATCATCTCCCAAAGGATATGGAGGTTGCTGCGCAAAGCAACCTACCACATAGGTGCCGTCTGGTAACTCAGTATTCCCCAATCCTTGTAACAGGTTATAGACTTGCTGTGCTCTCACCGACACGGGGACAGGATTCACGTCTTCCCCGCGAATGATGACTTGCACAGCTACCGTATCATACCCCAAACCCCCACTGGGCGCAAGCCCCCCGTATTCCCTTAAGTAAATAATGGAATCCGGTACCTCGGGATACCTACCAATGAAGATAGTCGCGCTAGCGCTAGTCTCGCTATATACCCCAAGGCTATTGTTATGAAGATACCGAGCAAGCCCACGAATTACTATCATGCAAGTAACCTCTTTAATACCGCTCCAACGACTCCCTCCGCTCCTGTAGCAGCGAATGCCGCAACCTCAAGCCACTTACCAGTTTTCCCGTTAGCGAAGTGATACTCGGGATGCTCGTGCAGTCGGACGGCATAAGATGTATTGTACCCAACAAAGACGACTCCCCAGGCACGAGTTACCTTTCCCGTGCTACGCAACCTTCCCGTTCTTACAGGACAATTTAAGTTAGCAATACCAAGGATAATAGTACCGTAGGCTACTAAGCCATCGGTACCAGCGTCTACCATCTTCGCTATGACAGCATCCCCATACCACCTCAGTACTACGCTCACTTGAGTAGACTCCCCCGGTAAAAGACAATATGCCCAAAGCCGTCTTCCTCCGGTTGCACACCAACTACCTTGTAAGTAACCCCCCGAAAGGTAACCCTCGCTTCATTTGTCAGGGCAATGTTAGGATGGACAAGAACAGTCCCATCCCTGACTACCACAGGACCGTTTGCTCCTTGCTGTATCACTTGCTTGATTTGTACTACGGCAGGCACAAACTCCTTCTTCGTATAGACCGGACCAAGGGAGCTATCCCCCGTGCGCTGTTCAAGAGTAATCCTGTGTGGCATCATATAACTTGGAATCCTTCTCATACCGGTTCTCCATCATTCGTCAAGTAGGTCTCCTTCAAACCGGTTGGGTAGACATCCCGGTTAAGATACCCCTCCATAAAGAGGAAGCGCTTTGCACGGGGAGCAAGTACTTTCGGTTGCCTATTCATAATGACACCTCCCACATTGGTATAAGTGTCACTGCTCGGTTGCAACCGGTCAAGCCCTTCTCCCACCTCCTCTAACCAATACTCCACTTGTGCGCACGTAGCATCCTTGATAGCCGTGGGTACCTCTGCCGTAGTAGCAGGTATCGTCCAATTCATGAAAGCCGCTTCATAGATAAGCTCACTTGCCCGTTGCGCCACACGAGACCAATCACTCGGTAAGTCAGAAGGTGAGCAACCGACAAAGGCTTGGTATTCGGTTGACGTGATAAAAGTAATCATGAGTAATACTCCCGCGTGATTAGTGCTCGGTTAAGCATCTTCTTACCATTCGTATCGGTTGCCGAGAACTCTGCATACAGTTCATCGCTTCCCTCGGGGATAGTATAGTCAACTCGGTAAACACCAGGGCTTACCTTGTCTGCCACAGTAACGCTTACCGTTGCCCCTACTTGTCTACGCTCAGCATCATAGACCTTAAGTGTAATCCCTGTAGGGTCAACCGGTAAGTTATCCCAGTCCGTAAACGTAACGGTTAAGCGCACCGTGTTACCAGTAATTGCCATAACGCTCACCCCCTCCACAGTATACCACAAGCTGTCAATAATGTAGTTAGTAGTACGCGCGTAGGGAATATGGGGTACCCATAATAAGTGTTATCTTCCGGTTTCCCAAACCAATGAACAGACAAGAAAACCCGGCTTACACTTATAAGTACTACTACCCGAGAACTACAAACTACACAAGTAACTACAAAGTAACTACATTTTTGAGCGTAAATAGCCTATGTAGTTAGTAAATGGGTTATTTATAAGACGGGAGAGCACTTTGATTATAATCAAAGTGGGTACCCCATAATTTCTACGCGCGTATTAGTAACTACATGACTACCGCGTCTATATGAACCCTCCCCTCCGCTGTGGCAATGACAACAGACTGTTCCTCTGTGGTAACTACAGGTAGTCTCTCCCTCGTGAGAATGACCACTCCCGCCACATGCACGGCAATAACCGGATTCCTTTCCGCTACCAGAATGGTATAGACCTTGTGCGCACTCCCCGCGAGACAATAAAGACTTGCCGTTCCCGTGAGCGTTGCTATCCCCGTGGGATATGTTTCCCCGCTTACGGAAAGTGTAGCTACTCCTGAGAGTAAGCCACCAGTCAGAAGGAGATGGACAGCACCACAGGACACCTCCCCCTGACCAGTGACCGTGCAGTTACCAAGATAGACGTGAATATCGGTAACTACAACTGTTGCCTCTCCCGTGAGAGAAGCAGAGCCGACTAATATATATTCCGTATGGGCAAGGACTTCCGCGACACCAGTGAGGCTACACCCGCTCTCCTGTACGCGCGTACCCGCACACGCAAGCGCACACGTACCCGCGCAGGTACTCGCGCCCATGCGCACATACATAGCCACACAGACCACGCTAGCCGCTCCTGTGGCGAGAGCAATGCCCGTGAGAATAGCTTTTCCGCTTGTGGCTACATTCGCCGCACAGAGAGCCGTACAGGTACCGTATTGCGTAAACGTACAGAATGCCGAAAGCGTAGCCGTAGCCGATACCGAGACAGCCGCAACATAGGACTCATTACCAACGGTTGTTACGGTTGCCGTACTAAGAACTGTGCTTGTTCCTTGTTGCACACGTAAGCCGCTTACCGTGAGTGTCGCCGCTCCCGCGCAGGTTCCCCCACTTACCGCAAGGACTGCGCCTACTGCGGAGAGTGTTGCCGTAGCCGAGAGCGTACTACCTGCGGAAAGGTATTTATTGCCGCTACATGCCACGTTAGCCGCGCAGGTGACGTTAGACCCTGCCTCTTGTATTCTCGTTGCGCTACACGCCACAGAGGACGAAGCAACGAGGTTTGAACTCGCGAGATACAACGGGGAAGCCGAACCCACTAAGTTAGCCGTTCCCGCCAGGACACTGCTACCTGTGTAGGCATGGGTAGCTTGCGCCGTGACGGTTGCCGCTCCTGCCAGCGTAACTACCCCTGTGGCAAGGAGCGAACAAACCGCTACAACTTCCGCGTTCCCAGTAGCAATTATGCTTGTAGCCTGTAGCCGAGTACCGATTACCGAGACACTGGTAACCTCGCTACAAGCAGCCGAGGCATAGCCTATGACCATAGCCGAGGCATTGACCGTTGTTGCGCTATCGCTAGTGGCTGTGCTATGATGTACGCGTACCGCAGAAATCGTAACGGTTGCTTCGTTTACACTGGCAATAGTGCCAAAGGGGGAGCGTAAACCCTGCGCCGTTACGTCTGCGGTACTGGATACCGAAGCGCTAGCGAGAAGAGTTATAAACCCTTCGCACGAAACGCTAGCAGAGCAAGGCAGCGTAGCCGTACCACCGGTAGCATACTGTGCTGTAGCTGTGAGAGTCGTACCAGAGGTACTGGCTACGCTGCCAAGCTTTAACCCATACCCACTGACCCCTACCTCAACCGAGCTACTAAGCGTTGCCGTGCTAGCCTGAATACGAATTGCCGCTACCGAGAGGAAGGATTCCCCTAGTAGGGTAGCGCTTCCCGCGTCTTCCGCTTTCCCTTGTACCGTAACAGTCGCCGCTCCCGCCAGGGAAGCAGAGCTTACCACGATACCCTGAATAACAAGAGTAACCGTTGCTGTCCCCAGGAGGGTAGCACCGCTCTCCTGTACACGGCTCCCGCTTACGGTAAGAGACCCCACTCCCGAGAGCGAAGCAATCCCCACCGCGACAATATCCCCATGTATCGCTGTTGTTGCCGCGCAAGGGAGCGTAGCGGAGAAGGGTTGTACTCTGACACCGCTTACTGAGAGCGTAGCCGCTCCCGCGCAGGTAGAGACCCCATGATAAATCTTTCGTGCTTGCGCCGTGAGGGTTGCCGAACTGGTTACCGTGACAGTACCAACGGCGATAAGTCGCGCGTGTACCGAAACAGTCCCCTGCCCAAGCGAGGAACACACACCAACCGCTATAGCTTGGGCAGAGGAACTGATTGCCCCCGTAGCGGTAAGCGTTGCAGACGAGACCAGGATAGGAGAGGCTACAGCCGCTAGGCCCCCTGCCCCTGTCATGCTTCCCGCTCCGAAGACAAACCGACGAGCAGCAGCCGTAACAGAGCCTTCCCCTGTCAGTACGGCAGACGATTGATAGAGTTGTGTGCCATTTGACGTACAATTCGCCGTACAGTCAAACGTTGCTGTCCCATGTTGCACTCGCACACAGGCACCGCTTACACTCGCTGAGCCGCTAAGGGAAGCAGTACAATGCCGCTCTACTAAGATAGCAAGAGCCGTTGTTGCTACTCCATTCAATGATAGCGCTACTGTCTTTACCAAGTCAGCCGAGACAGTCAGCGTTGACGAGCAAGGGAGGGACAAACTGCCCGTGTCAACGGCCATTCCTACGGCAGTAAGGTTAGCTGTGGTATCACAAGTGGAAGTTCCCCCGGCGATACGGTGAGAGATAACCGGTAAGACTTCCGCTCCCCCACTGAGCGAGGCAGTGTTACCGACATAGATAGCATCTCCCCGACAGGAGAGGGAACTCACTTCCCCACAGGTAATAATTCCCCCCACAAGATAGACAGCCGAAGCGGTACAAGTTGCCACACTGTCAAGGAGTGCTGAGTTAAGAAAGACCTTGGTTGCCGTAGTGGTGACGGTACCCGTAGCCGATAAAGAAGTAGCTCCTCTGACTACCCAGTTACCCTGCGCCGTGACGGTTGCCGCTCCCGCCAGGGTTGCCGTTCCTTCTTGTACCGTTCCTGCGGAGGGTAAAGGGGTAGACGAGCCGAGGGGAATCCCCTGCACAAAGGTGGGGATTCCCGAACTACCGAGCAGAAAGTAAGGTTGTCCACTGACAAACTTGGGCATTATGCCACCGTTATCACGAAGTCAGAGAAGTAACTCACATGGTTAGCCGTATTATCCTGCGCGTAGAGGGTCAACGTCAAGAGGTCATCCTCCGCAAGGACAGCCGAAACGGTAAGCTCCTGCCAAGTATTAGAAGCAGCCGTATTAGTCGCCGTTTGTGTGGTAATACTCCTACCGCTCAGGATAACCTGTGGCTTGGTCGTTGCGTTTACCCACTTAGTCTGCACCTTCACGGTAACCGTATCACCAGCCTTACCCGCTACGTTGAATTGATACTGACCAGCAAGCAGTATCTTAATACCAGGAGCAGCCGTCTGATAATCCCCCGCAGTAAAGGATACTTGTGTATTCGGTTGCTCGTATGGCCCTATATCGCATGTACTACTAGCAGGTTCGTGTGGCCGTCCAAGTATATCATTGGTAGGGTCATAGGTATTGTTACCGACATCTCGCAAACCTGTCAGTACAAGTAGCGGTTCAAACGCCTTGACGAGCAGCATATAGCTTTCCATGTGGAGGAAGTAAGCAGCATTACCCACCGTAGGCAATCCCGTGTAGTTAGCGTCTGCCGTTTCCCGCAGTGTGTTACACTGGTAAGCAAGACAACTTGTGACCGTTGGCTTATAAGTTGAGCTACTATTTGAGTAACCGTAGCCACAGTTCAGGGAAGCGCAGTTAACCCACGAAGGAGGGCTTGCCGCTCCATTCCAATAGAACCCACGCTGATTAGCCATTGCTACGCAGTTATACATAGTACCACTTGCTGCACTCCAAAAACCGTAAGCTCCCCCGATAGCTAAGCAGTTCCTTGCTGTGGTAAAGTTACGAAAGCCCCCGTTTAGCCCACCAAAGCCAATGCATCCGTAGTAGTTAGCACCATAGCCAGCATAGTTACCACCAAAGAGGATAGAGTCATAGACATCACAAGCCCCCGCTCCTGCCTCTCCCCCAACGAGGATGCTGTTATATATCTGCCCCCCAACGGCCATTCCTCGCCATGTACCGATAGCAACACAGCGATTGACGGTAATATTGTCATAACCATTAATTGCCGCATAACTACCTGAGGCATCGCTCGTTCCGTCAATGAATAAATCGTAAATGTCAATATATTGACGAGTGCCAAAGTCCCATACGCAAGAACCGCTTTGTGCTGTCTCGTTGGCATCGCACCGAGTTACCCGCACTACTCCCGGTTTATCGTTCGTAAGGTACCTTGCCCCAGGGTCACCATAGAACTTGATTCGCGCTCCCGCGTTACCCGAGACTGCCATTGTTACTGCTTCTCGGTAAGTCCCAGGTCCGATATATACGACATCGCCTGCCGCTATACCAGCCGTGATAAGACTCCCGATAGTCGCCTTGGCATTGACTACGGAATGCGCGTCATTGGCATCATTGCCGTTCTGTTGAGAGATATAATGGTTAGCCATTGCTCTTCATTCCATCCTCTTTACCCCTACGGTAAGCGTCATTTTCCTTCAGACAGCTAACCTCTTGGGATAAGTCCTTAAGCAAACCTGACTGTTCTCTGATAAGTGTAATCAGTTCTTGCAAAGCTGAGGTATTGTTTTGGATAACCTTAAACACCTGACCAACTACCCACAGTAGTGAGCCGATAGCTAAGGCACCAATGCCATACTCTGCCATCTTGAGAATGCTTAACGGCTCCATGATATTAGCTCCATGTAGGCGTAGTGATATTCGTATTCAAGGTTGGCGCATAAGATACTGCCGAAGTGACGACTCCCCCTGAACAAACAAGCTTTGACAACGGGATGTAATACGGACCCCCGGTAAATGTGGTAGGGCTTTGTGAGACACCAATACTAGCATCCGTAACACGGTAACCAGGAGCAACAGAGGTAGCACTTACCAGTAAGCGCACATAATTGCTTGCATTATTGACTAAGGTAAGTGGAGTAATGGCGTCTACGTAAACAAAGTGACCGAGAACAACGGCATACCCGGTTGATATGCGGTAGTCAAGACCACCAAAGTTTACGTAGCCCAAGCCACTAATAACGAAACCGTATCCACCGGAGGCACCGCGACAAAAGCCCTGCATCATACGTTGGAAGTAGTTTTCCGAGAGTACCTGTCCTCTCCCTCCCCCACCAATGTCAGCCTCAGTAGGCCATACGACAATAGCCATGATATTACCCCACTGCCAAAGTAATTGTCCAAGAGTAGAGAATAGCGTTGTTTGCCGTCTTCTCTACGGGAGTATAACCAATACGAGCAACCAATACCTGTGTAAGGTCATTGAACGAGGTATTGGTGAATAACCCTGCTTCCTTGAGAGTCTTTCCCAAGGTGTCTGTATCACCGCTCGGGAGATAGTACTCAACCAACATATCGTTTCCTGTAACTGAGAAACGGGTAACCCTACCCTGCATTAGCTCAGACACTAACTCGGTATCCCCGTCACTAACTGAACCATCCCCCCCGTCACCGATTGCGAAGTAATACAAGGTCTTGCCCGATAGACCAGCAATGCGGTTAAGCATCCAAGTTCTTCCTGCCGCTACCACACGGTTAGAAACAACCTCCTCGCGTACCAAGTTACCAAGCTCAAACACGCTGATTCGGCAACGTCCTATAATGTTGAGGTTCCCATAAAGGGCTACGTTATCCATCATTATACTCCTTACTAGGTAATCTCACAACGACTAACGAGCGAGGCACCGATAAGATACGGATTAAGACTGCTGTCTCGCTCAGTAATAGTAATGCTGTCGGTCAAAGTACCCGTGTCGTTAAACGGACCAACGAACTGCTGAATAACTTCGTCATCTCGTAAGACGAATTGCTTACCAGCCGCAAGGAGCTTCATCCCTGCGAGTGCTCGGAAGAAGTCCAACCAACTCCCCCGGTACTCTCCATAAACCGCGCGAATAATATAACGCAAGTACAAGCCATGAATATCCCGTGCTGAGATACTGGTAATCAGGTAGGGTCTATCAGTAATCCCGTAGTCAGGCATAGTAATGTTAATATATTGCCCTGCCCGTAACCCTACAAGGTCAGTCTCGAATGATACCTCTTCGGCTAAGTTACCATACCGTCGAATAAGGGAGTTAGCCGCGTCTATGCCTTGTTGTAATTCCTCAATTCGGCTATCACTTTCTATATTCTCATAGATACCACTCCCCCCTTCGCGTGTGCGCATGGTCGCTTGTTCGGCAGCGTCTTCCTGCATAACGAGCGTTGGGTAGAGTCCTTTATAGGTAATCTGTATGGTATCAAGGGTAGTCAAGGACGGCCAAAGCTGGCTGTCCTCATTCTGACTAATCTCCTTTTCCCCTACCGAATAATACCAGTCAGCATCAAGGTTATCGCTACCGCGTACCGCGACTATCTGAGTTACCCCATTGACGGTAATTCGGTCAGGCGTCTTTGCCAAGGGATAAGCAAGGGTAAAGGTCCGGTTATTGAAGTCACCAGTAAAGCTCTCGTTTAACGAACCGGTAGTAGCAAAGGAACGAACATACTGCCTATTCCGGTACATATCCCGGCTCTCGGTTGTCGTAAAGTCTTGCACATGGGCATTGACCCCTGCCACAATATCAAAGGGAGCTTCTATCTGCTCATGGTTAACTACGTGTAGTATCTTAGCGTAGTCAATGTACCATGCAAAACCGGTTAACTCGCATAGCTCATTAAACGATTCAGTGATAGTCTGATAGTTGAACACTGCCTTGGCAACGATAGGGTCTTCCCCTACCAACACTACGTCACTTGCCATGATACCGTCTGCTTGCAAGTAGGTAGTTACCAAGTCCTTGACAATAAAGGAAAGGGTCTTATTGGTATAGACTTTAGCCGCTAGTCTTCGGTCACACGCTTGGTGCCAATCCACTCCATCGCATTCCATGAGGATAATACCAGACGCTCCTACCGTCTTCTTAGCTACGTGTTCTATTGTTCCCGAGAATTGAATGCTTACCCCATTGGTGATATAGAAAGAGTCCCCTACCGCAGGCATAGGGTCAGTACCAATAGGAACGTTAAGCCGCATGTGGCATGTATTCCGTTGGTTCAAGTCATCGGTAATGTCAAGTGAGTTAGTTGCTAACCAGCCGTTTCTATTAACGTCCTTTAGCCATAGTTGACACTTACCCGCTTGAAACTTGGTACCGTAGACAAAGACATCGGCAGAACCAGTGATTGCCACATGGGGGAGACCGAGCACATAACCGTGTGCCGTGAGAGTCGCCACACCGATAAGGTTGTCAGGGTTTATTGAACCGTATAGAACGTTGCCACTTACTAGGGTTATATTCGCCGTACAAGACAGCGTAGCTGAGCCGTTCTGCCCCCGCACGGTTACCGCTACTGTGGAAGAACACAGCATGGTAACCGTGCCGATTAGGATAGCCCCTCCTGCTTCGGTTTCTGAGGAGTCTAACCGAGGGTAGATATTATGGTCATGATAGACTGTGCTAATGTTTCCCGGTAAGACAGGGTTAATCCTACCTTGCCGATTGAACTTAACGCTCATAGTTCTTCCCCCGATTAATCAATATCGGTAAGAATGAAGTAGCTCATGGAATAAGACTGATTACTTGGGAAGTCCCAAGTACCTGCCGTATTCATGGTTAACCATTCCGTTCCCCCGAATGCTTTCCGCTCAATACACCAATCAACGTTAAAGGTATACGGTGGGTGTAACTGATAGTAGTTACTTGAGCTTGTACCGCTAGGAGCATCAAACCATAATCGGTATTGGTGTCCATTCGTTAGGGTAATACTCCCACTTACCGTTACCTCTTTGAAGTGGTCATACTGCGCTGTCCAAGCCGAGGAAGCAGCAAGTAATGCCCCTGATTGTAAGGTTGTTCCTGCGGTAATATCATCAAGGTGCCAATAGATACCCCCCGTAGGAGAACCCATGCGTATCCAAGCCGTACCTACTTTAAGTAACTGCGCTCCACTTGTGCCATTCCATGTAAAGCGAACGCCAAACTTACGAGAGCCGTACATCTGTAAAGGACCAGGGGAATCACTCGTACAAGAGTTCATCGGCCAACCTTCCTTAAAGCCCCCGTCTATCCACATGAAGAAAGCTGTTGGTCCTGCATTATAGGTAGTGCTATCAATCCAATAGCCAGGGTTATTCGTTGACCAAGGTTGCCAAGTAACCCCACTATCAAAGGACTCGCATAGACGAGCACCATATTCCTTGTACGCTGCCACATGCGGCCAAGGAATATCTTCGCAGGAGAGGGCATTCATTGACCCCCAGTTAGACGAGTCACTGGTTTTTTGGAAGGTAACCCAGTATTGAGTATCCTTGGCTAAGGTACAGGTAAAACCGGTAATCTCCCACATATGGTCAATGTTTCCCGGTTGCGCACCGCTTACCGTTCCCCCGGTTAACACCGAACCGGGAGCGGTACCGCTCCCGTTGTCGGCATGAATGCGCACGGTATACGTTCCCCCATCCCCCGCATAGTAACCGGTTCCCGTACTACGGAACTGTACGTATAGCCGTGTGAGGTTTCCTGAGTGATTGGAGAAAAAGACAAGCCCTGCCCGTGTGTTGTTACTGCTTGACCAAGCCGTCCAATTTCCCCTATGCGTACCTTGCACAAGGTTGCCCTTCTTCCAAACCGTGCTACTTCCTCCCCCGGCTATCTCTGTTCCCGTTGCCGCTACTGTTGCCGTAGCCGTTAGCAGAACGTTACCATACTTGATACCACTCCCTGCGGTAAGTGCCAAAGAGGTCTCAAAGTCTGAGAAGTAGGCCCATGCTCCCGTATCGGGAACATTGCTCTTACAGACAACCTCAAAAATGGTATCTTCCAAGGCGTCTGCCATAACGGTAAGTCGCTGCCAACCGGTACCTCCGCTATGTACCGAGGAAGAGATAGTCAAGCCGTCCTTGCCGCGAATTACAATGGAAGGGGGATTGACAGTTTGGTTAGCATGTTTAGCGAAGACTGACACGGTAACCGTATTGCCAGCTTCTACCGCTACCTCGAATATCTTCTGCCCCATGCGATGACACTTCCACGCGGGAGGGACAAGGTAGTATTCCCCCGCAACGCTCGTTGCATCATCGTCTGGTAACTCCCATGCTCCAATACCTACCGTACCGTTCCCAAGAGGGCGAGACCTCCCCAGGCAGTCTACATCGGGAAGCCAGCTATTATCTCCTGTGCTACGTAACGAAGACGCGCAGGAGTACCAAGGTTCAAGTACCTTGCGCATGTCTGACCAGTCAAAGAATACAGCCCCTCCCTGAGTAACTGTCCCTACCTCGTATGTCCCCGCTCCCCGCTGAGCCGTGACACAGCTTGAATATAGGCAAAGCGCTCCTACATTAAGTGCGCTTGTTACCTCTCCATAGTAGCCATAGCGACAGGTAGACGCATAACAACTTGAGCACAATCCTCCGCTTGCTACCGAAGCGTAGAAACCGTAGAAGCAAGTAATAGCCGCACAGTTACGACAAGTACAGTCGTCAAAACCAAAGGTGACGGCGATAGCTGAACAGTTAAAGCAGGTAGCTCCCGAGAAACCGGTATCCCCTCCAAAGGCGATAGAGTTTTCGTGCGCTCCCGTGTTCCCGCCACAACTTGCCCCTGAGAGGATACACCGCTGTGTCGTTACCCCTCCGGTTACCGCGTTCTGCCCTCCTGAGACAAAGCAATCCCACAAGGTACAAACGCCATTGACACCGTTCTGCGCTGCCTGAATAGAGCACCGATATATCTCATTACCGATACCCCCTCCTGCTACCGTTTGGTCGGAAGAGCCGTCAATGGTCATATCATAGAATAAGTTATAGTTAAGTGCGTTGAGGTTGAGAGCAGCCCCCGCTTGTGCTTGCCAGGAAGCATTATACCGTGTAAGGTGGACAGTCCCAGGTCGGTCACTGACCAAGTAGCGGCAGGCAGGGTCTCCCATCCATCGAATCGGGGAAGATGACCCCCCGCTTGTGGCAATAACAAGTTGTTCACGATATACCCCAGGTCCGATGTATACGGTATCCCCCGCAGCGACAGTACTCGCAGCATGACCAAGTGTTAACCAAGGAGAGGCTTGACTGGTACCAGGGTTAGAGTCGCTACCTCGCTGAGAGGAGACATAGTAGGTTGCCATAGATACCCCCAAAGAAAACTGCCTACGAGAGGTAAATCTCATAGGCAGTATACCTTCGTTACGGCCATTAGTCAATCTTAGGCAAGAGTGACCGTCAAGTTACCGGAGAGAATCTTAAACTGGTCTCCCGTGTTGATAGTCTTAGAAGCGTCAAGCGCTCCATGATACAACAGGTTACCCAGGGTCAGAGCATCCCGAATACCGATATGGGTAATGGTTCCCCAGTTACCGGTTGCCACAGGGAAGGAAATGTCAGCCGAGGTAGAGCTTGACCCTCCCGAGGGAGCAGCAAACGTAGCCGCTTGACGGGCATAGCTTCCACCGCTAACCTCAGTCCCCGCGTCAGCATCCGTAGGGTCACTCGTATAGAGAGCGACATAGACAGTAGCCGCAGGCGTATAGCCAACGTTCCGCAAGGTCTCGTTTAAGAGTGCGGTTTCCAAATAGTCAGACATCTTAGACATCTGTGTTCCTCCAAAAGCGGTTGGTTTTTGTGGGGAGGGAGTGACCCCTCCCCCGAGTCTTAGACCATGAGATAGACATCCACGTCTTTCAAGCCGTCAAGAGCAGAGTCCAAGTCAACGGTATTCGATGCAAGGACGGTAGCGCTTACGACAACGGTAGCGGCATTCGCTTCCAAGACGTTGTTGAGATACGACTTAAGTACCGTGTTATGGGAAAGCTTGTGTCCAAGACCAAGCTTCTCCGTAGCACCAACTTGCACGGTATCGCCTGCCTGCTTCCGCGCGGGTACGAGAATAGCCGTAACCGTCTTAAAGGCTTTCGTACCTGCTACCGTAGTCGTACCGTTCAAGGCAATGGTCTCGGATAGCGCTGCATTAGCGGCATCCGTACCAGTGATAACTACGTTGCCCCCCGACTTACTGATACCCCCAGTAAGGGAAGCTTCGGCTTTCGCGTTGACAATACCTGCGCCTGCGTTCTCGTCTTCCGCTGCCACAAGCAGCAAGGCATCGGCATCGGCATTGATAGCCGCTTTGACGAGCGCTGCCGTAGAGGTGATAGCACCTGCACCATCGGTAGCCAAGTTTACGGTAATCTTGTTGCCCGTGACAACGATACCGAGAGCTTGGTTAACATCGGCAGGGTCAATGTATTCGATGCTGATAGCGTTCCCCAGGTGACCAACAGGGACAGCCGTAAGGGTCAAGTCAGCATCGACATTGGTCATGTTGCTAGTCAAGGCAGCTTGGACATCGGCAGCGACATTCCCCACAATGGACAAGCACCGAGGGGTTGTAGGTTGGGTAATCCCCGTGGTAACGTTGGTAGTTGCTCCATCGGCAAGGGTAACCGCTGCATGGATAGAGTCAGCAGCCGCAGCCGTAGCAGCCGCAGCCGCAACATGCAACCGAGCAAGAAAGGCCATGTCTTGTTGAATACCTAACCCATCGCCTTGAATCTCCTGCCCTGCATTCGGATTATAAGGATAGCGAGACATTGTAATTCCTCCTCAACCGTGGAAGAGGGACTTTTAAGGGACCGGTAAGGTATTCCTACCTCCTTTGGTAAGCCCCTCTTCCTACTTATTCATTAGCTGGCAGTGATAGTAGCGAACGGGTAGCGATTCGCTTCAACCGACTGCATCCGGTTAATCGGATTCGGCAGTTGAATACCGAGCCGCATCTCGCACCGCAGGGCAACCATGTTTTGCTGAGCAAGAGCGTACTGCACCGAGTTGTCGGCAGGGTCGTAAATCGTCGCCTCAGTCAACACATCGAATTGCAGGTCTTGCCGAATGGAGTAAACCATCTGTTGGAAGTCGCCAGCAACAAGGTGAGCATCCGAGACAGCGAACGCACCATTGCGCACAAAGTTAATCGGTTGACCATGAATCAGGTCAGGGGTAGACGCCTTGGGGTCGTTGACGTAGATAAAAGCGCCGTCATTGGTACGCAGCCCACGCAGCTTGGACTTGGTAGCAATAGGAGCAAGGAATCCCCGCACCTCAAAGCCGTCCTCTTCCACCTTGCCCATGCACAAATTAATGTCATCGGCAAAGTCCCCACCTCCCGAACCGAGCACAATGTCATTACCAGCCGTGTTAGCGTTGGTAATAAGAGCAGTCGGCCACGAAGCAGGCTTGCTCGTACCCACAATCTGCGCCGTGTCAATCAAGACACCAAACGCCTCTACGACTTTCGGCTTAATCTCAGCCCAAATATCGTAGTTGCTATCCGCAAGAACGCTCTTGTGGATAGGCAGAATAACCGCAATCTCTTCGGCTTGGATAGTCTTGTAAGACCACGTAACCTTAGAAGTCGGTTTCACTTCCCCCGCAGCTAAGCCAGTAGTCGTAGGCTCAGCGACAAAGTAGGCAGACGGCAGGGAAGCCAAGACAGGCATCTTTTGCTGTCCCGCAGTCATGTTAGGCAGACGGCGACACAGCGACAAGACAGCCGAGTCTTCGGCAACACCTTGGACGATTTCCTCTTGTACCGGAACGGGAATAAGTTCCGACAAGTCAGAGCGAGTCATTTGGTCGTTATACGACATTGCAGTAATCTCCTGTAATTACCACAGCCCCCTGCCCGTTTGTTAGCCTAAACCTGCCTTTCTTCGCAGCCAAGCTCCCATATCCGGTTGGTTGGGCTTGGAACCGTCCTTAAATTCGGTTCCTGTTTTATTCGGTTGTACACCTGCTTTGAGCTTGGGGTTTGCCTTAACAACGGACTTAACCATATCCCCGAGTTGCCGTTCAAAGTCTTCATCCTCAGGGTCTAAGTCCTTCAGCAATCCCCGCTTCTGCAACACAGCTAAAGTCAGTTCAGGGTCAGCGTCTAGCTGATTCGCCACACGGTTAAACACCGATTCGACTTGCACCGAGCGCAGTTTATTCCGTGTTTCGGCTAACTGCTTTGTTAGCTGTTCAGGAGTGGCGTCTTCCACTTCGAGACCAAGCTCTTTAGCGAGAGCAATCTTAAGCCGGTCATTGCTTGACCGCTCAGTCTTGGCATTAGTACGATGTTTAGCGTTCTCCTGCCGCAACCGCTTAATCTCTGCTTGCATGGCCTTGACGGTAGATAAGTCGTCATCTCCATCATCGTCATCATCCATAGCAGGGGGTACCTGACTCGCTGCCTTGGCTTTTGACTTCTCTACCGGTTTATCACCAGTAGGTTCCTCCCCCGTTCCCCCTGTCGGCTCCTGGCCGTCAAAGAAGATACAGAAGGGACGCATAAGTAAACCAAACATAAGAACCTCTCCTTACCTGAAGGATTGTCGGAGAGCAGTGTAACACTCTCCTTGTTTTGTTGTCAAGCACTTAGTACAATGACTTCAAACTGCTTACCACCATCCCCTGCCCGAGGGGTATCATGGGTAGCTTTACCCAGTAGTATATCAGTAGGTATCCCCTCAGGAAAAGCCCTACAGGTTTTGTCAAAGTTATAATGCTTGCATGACAAGCATACAGCTTCTCGCTTTACTTGTCTAGTATCCATAGTCGGTAGTCTCCCGTAAAACTTCCAGCACTTCAGGGTCTATATGGTCGGTATGCCCTTGTGAGTACCACGAGTAAGCCTCAGCTACGTATTCATGGTAGTCATCCATTGCTCTCAGACTTGGTGCATCCCGCAGGGTATAGGGAGCAGTAATCAGTACTTGGTCATCGTTCGTTAAGTCACGAACCGGACCTACCTCATGGATAATCTCTTCGGCATGATGCTTGATTACCTCGTCAAACCTTTCTTGATTGTGGAAGTAGTGTGCATGGCCTAGCTCATGAGCTACTACTCCCTCGGTAGGGTTCTCATAGGTATATGCCACAAACAAGTCAGGGACATCCCGCCTGCCGTGGTCTATGGCGTCTAATGTCCTTACTGCCGCGCGGTAAGGCTCAGTATCCGTTCGTCCGTTCGCTTCCATATTGGCTATCCGCTGTGCTAACCCTTCACGGGTAAAGCGCTGGTCAACATCTGAGCCGAAGAGTAAGGTAGTGTCTGACCCCCCAAACCGAGAACGGCTAAAGATAAGCACAGCGTTGTTATTGTCAATTCCCCCGCGCATATCCATTGGCGGCCAAAAGGACGGTTGAACGCCAAAGTAGTCAAGCCGCTCTCCCTCTCGCCAATGCTTTTGGTGCTCGGTAATGGTACGAGCAATCGTATTTAATTGCTCAGTAGTGAGCGTTTGTTCGGCAAAGTCCCTATCGTCATCCGAGTTCCACAAGCCTAGCTCGTCAAACATGCGAAGAGCTTCTGCCTTATCCTTCGCTTTGCCTATCTCGGGAACAATGCCTGCCTCACGGTAAGTATCATAGCGGTCTAGCCGAGCTTGATAGCCGTCCTTGGACATCCGAGCAGCCTGCCGCTGTAGGTTATTGATAGCGGCAGCATCCCTACGCTCACACTCAGCGATAGCTCGTTGTAACTGCCGTTGCTCCTTCTCTAACTCATACCGCTCTCTCGCTGCCTGCCTATCATAACTCTCAGGAACCCTATACACACCGTCTGCATCGGGAGGGATAAACTCTACCTTGTGGAAGCAGTTAACATGGAAAAGCCCTGCCGCTCTTGCTTCCATATAAGTCGGATAGCCAGGGGTTCTCCCTCCCATAGAGATAAACTTCCCTTCCCAGGGAGAACACTTTGGGCAAGCTTCCCCATTAATGCTTACCATAATAACGTCTTCTTCCATGACCTCCATAGCCGCGCGTATCCCCGCGTGTTGCACATCCCTTTGTGCTACAGCAAGCGAGGATTCTAAGTAATTAGAGAGGGCATGGACAAAGTACCCTGAGGCAGTTCCTACGGCGAAGATTCCCGCGTGTGCCGTGGAAGGCATAACCGAAGCAGCAGCCGTCTGCACGTCTACCGAGTTATCTGCCACATGCTGCATTACCTGTTGAGCAACATCCTGATAACGGTTAGCTAAGTCGGCAGCAACAGTCATTTCCGCGTGTAGCTGGTTTGCCTCTGCTTCGCTAATCAAGGTACGCAGTTCTTCCCTATTAACCGGCTCAGTCGTTACCGAGTCAACCGCTTGTGAGAAGACTTGCACAAGACTGTTAGTGAGCGTTACCGTCCGTATACGGCTAAGCCGTGACAGGCTACGGTTAATCTCCGCAGACCAGAGCATAGCATTCCTGCGCTGTATGTCTCGGTAATTAGGTGAGTCTTTGCCTTGAAGAAGATAGTAAACCATCCTCTCCAAGGCAACAAGTTCAAGCTCATGGTACGCTCTACGGATTATATCACGCGTTAGCATTCGGTTCCTTCTTCTGTGTCATCATGCGTTGCTGTCGCTTTGCCATTTGGTCTTTACTGTCAGGAGACAAGTCCTCTAACCCCTGCGGTTGCGCAAGGGAAGCTTGTTTGCCGTCAATCTTTTCAACTTCCTTGTCTACCTCCTCTTGCTCCCACTCCTGGTGTAAAAGCTTGACCTTTGCCTCAGTAGAGGCAGCAACGGCACGATTCAGGAACTCAACGGTTTGTGCCAATTCCAATAAGTCAGGAGCGTAACTGTCGCCAAAGCTTGCCGTTGGTCGAAACGCTTCCTCTTTACCGTCCATAACCTGCAAACGCCAAGCAAGGTACTCGATAGCCATTCCCCAGTAGCCTTCCTTCTTACCCTTCGTCATAAGAGACTTTCGCTCTCGCACCTTGAGAGCCGCTGCCGAGGTAGACGAAGAGGAAGTACCTTCACCTTCTCCGAACGTCTGCACGGCATAGCCAGCATTCGAGACAATACGGGCAATCGTTTCGCAGGAAGTCTTGTAATGCGCCTCATGCCGAATATCCGGTTGGAAAGCAACCATCTTATTGCCCCCTTGGTCAACCGCAGCGTCAACCTGTAGTGGGGTGAATAGCTCCCGGTATACGTCAAAGCTGAGCTTGCTTCCCGCTGCCGCGAGAGGGTCAACGGTTAAGTACTCCTGCGGGATAAGCATTCGGCTCTGTCCTAAGCGTACATCCCGTTGCCAGCTTGTGAAGGTCTCGTCCAAGAACTCCATAAGCGTGATAGCCCCTGCCGTGTCAGCCTGCCCAAAATCTCCTCCCAAGGCAGCGAGGTTGGGGAGCGAGTTAGGGACATAGACCACGTTAAGCTGTCCATCATCGCTTGGAATAAACTCTAACAATCCCTTAGTTACTTCAAAGGAATCAAGGTCAATAGGTACCCCAAGATAGGTCTTGGTACCTTTATAGACCCCATGATAAACCCCTTCCCGCGTGTGCTGTTCAAGGTGACGGTAAACGGCTCTGCTATCTTCCGCTATCGTCTGCCAAAAGGTGACAGAGGAAAGCCTTCCCCAACGAAAGACGGGGAGAG